TAACCATTTCTGGATTTGGTCAGGCTCGCCAAGTGGTGTTTGCTTCGTTTTAACACGAACCGAAGACTTGTTATAAGCGGTACCTGTAACATCAGGGCCTACAGTATCTACTGTAATGTCTCGTCCTTGATGGATGTCAGTATAATCACCAATATCTTCATCATCAGCTAGTGAAAGGAATTCTAGGTAAGTATTCTTACCGAACTGCCAAAGCTTAACACCTTGGTCTTCCTCCCCCCGAACAACTACGGGAACGAAAACACGCATTTTGGGGTCAAGCTTCTTAGCCAAACGCCAGTTTTCCTTATCGCTTGTTGTACGAAGTTGTTTCGCAAACTCTACGATTGGGTCCTTTTCATCAAAATTAATTGGTGAAATCATTGTACGTTCTCCAATCCCATAATGGAAGTATACTTCCGTAAAAGGATTAGACTTATTAAATTTGTTGGGAACAATACGAACTGTTTGTTTACCAATACTTGGTTTCCAAAACAAGCTCTTGCTGTTGTTTCCGTCTCCCTTGTTTGTTTGCTGCAAGGAGTTCAGCTTACTGCGAATTGCATTTAAATCCATGTGTAACTAAAATTTTAAAAATGTAACTTATTGCGTAAATATACGAACGCTAACTCAAAATACCAAATTATAGTTCAATAATTTGATGAATTTTTGTCTTTAATTGATTCAACTCGTTGTGCTGGGTGAGTAAAATTGTATTGCGATAATGTTGCCAATTGACTTTATATCGTACATCTACTACTCCTCCATTTAACAGTTTTATTAGCTCATTTAGAGCATTTATTGTGTAAAGAGTATTGGACTCTTTTTTTCTATGTACTAAAATAGTGTTGGGTAAAATTGCTTCTATACTAGAAGGTTCTACATTATAAGTACAGACATACTCGTCATTACTTTTTATATGGAGCACAAAAATTTTCTTATAAAGAATGTCGTAGCTAGATTTCACCTCCACTAGCGTTTTCTCCAACTCCTCTAATGTAGTAAAGGTGCAAAATAGCTTGTTATTCATGTATATAAATATTATACCCTCCCTAAAGAACCATAGGTGCTACCTGCGTCAACTTTTGTATTAAATTTAAATTCTTTGAACGTGTCCAAAATACACTCTATTGCCTCTTTCTCGGATTTATCCACATCTAAAAGAAATGAATCGTATGTGTAGTGAACTATACGGGTATTTTTATTCTTTAATATAGATATAATTTTCTCTAAAATAAGAACATTATAATACGTTTCCGTATTTTGAAGTATGTAATTAAACAGTTTCTCCTTCTTCATATCCGTTTTAAAGACGTATCCAGACTTACAGACAACTTCTTCTTTCCTACTTATATCATCTATATATTTTCCTACTCGCTTAAAGAATTCTAAGTCTTTGTAGTTATCAAATACTCCTCCGTACAGCTGTTTGAACGTTAGTTCTTTAGCTTTCTTATAATCTACTCCGTACATATCAGCAAACGCTTGGTGTATGTCCTCGTGTTCGAATTCATAATCTACTAATTGTGCCGCTAGTGTAGGGTGGTAAGCACTAATGTCGATCTCCATTAAGAAATCATTATCGGGAATAAACGCATCTCTACAACCCGATTTTTTATCTAAAGCAGCATAATTAATTCCCCCAAATGAGTTTGAAGGTCTCGTAGTTGTCGTTTTTAGGTTAAACTGGGAGTAAGTCCAATCTCGTTCTACACCAAAATGTTCTTCAAAGAGTTTAGGATCAACTCTAATTCCTTCTGCTTCAATCCAATAGAATACATTTGTCGCCTTGTGGTTGTAAAACTCAAAGTGCGGTGGTTTATCCATAGCGAACACATGTTTAACAGCGTTGTATAGCGTTTCACAGCGTTCATAATGCTTTACTATCGGTATGATGCTACCTATGTTGGCTATGTGGGGGTATTTGTTATAGAAGAAATCGTGGCACGGGAACGAGTCGGGTATATCTGTAGGAGATATGAAATGTATGTCGCTAAGCTGCTTTAAAGGTACTATATGGAGAAATTCCTTTCTATCTCTTACAAATATTTCTTTAAATCCTCCTAATAATTCGTATACTTTAGATGAGTCACATGAAGTAGCTTCACTATGATTTATATTAAGAATAAAACCTTTTCTATGATTAATTTCTCTAATATAGAATCCTACTATACCCCTTAAAAAGGGGTGTTGATTGTCATTAGAGAAAAGGGGTTCAACGAATACTCGTTTAAATCCCTTTTCTTTAAATTCGTTTAGTTGTTTGTTATTTTCTATGAGCCAAAACACATCACAAGATACGATCGATTCCTTCAATTACCAAGTCAGGAGTAATAGTCTCTATTTTATACCAATCTTCCATTAAATTTATTTTTTGGAAGGGATACCAATTCCAATTTGAAACATCCATTCTATGGGTGCTAAAATATCCTGAAGGGGAGGTGTCATTGTATATTCGGGTGGTGTTTGATTTGAACTCACAATGATTTGGGTGGGTAAATGAAGAGATTAAAACTGTAGGGATGTTTAGAGCCCATGCTATCCAGGAAAGACCAGAACTAATACTAACATGGAATTCTGCCCCACTAATTATAGACATTACTTCATCTAGGGGTTTGTTGTGGAAGTGGTAATCACATTGAGGGGAACTATTCATAAAATTTTTAATTCCAAAATTTTTATGTTGGTCTACTGCTATTACTTTATATCCTTTGTTTTGTAGATGCTTTACAATTTGTTCCCAACCCCCAGGATAATTCCAATATTTGCATTGTGATGTAGATTGGATAGCAATAGTTACGTATTTTTCTTTTATGGGGGAAATATTGGGAGATTTAAATCTAGGTATAATTTCTTTATATTCTAGTCCTAAAATATCAGATGATGTTTTTTGAAGAGGTTGGGTTTTAATATTATGGGGGTGATAAGAAGTATTAATTTTATCATTTTCATAATACCACCCTATTCCATAAGAAGTATGTAAATCTCCTACAGGGGTGCCAGGGGATACAAATTCTATTTGGGGATATTTTGACTGGAACCAATCGTTATGGAATGTAGAGCAAGTGACTTTGCAGTTATGTTTTTTTCTAAATTCTTCTACATAAGGGAACCATGCAATGGTGTCACCTATAGATTTACTATCTAAGTGTATGTAAACTTTTTTATCAGCTAGATCGAAAATATGCTCATGAATTTTAGTATCGTTTTCCCAAATTTCTACTCTCCATTTTATAAAAGATTTATAATTGGGGGAAGTCCACATATTATTGGTAATAATACCCTCATGGATTAACTTATTATTAATATCATTATAAAATTTAATTTGGTAATCTTGATTTAGGGGGCCTAGAATTTCACACTTTGCTCCATCTGTAAAGTCAAGGAGAATTTCGTTTTTAAGCTTTTTAGTTTTAAAATCTTTTAAGGTATCTATGCCTATTTCTGCTACCTTATCCCAATTAAAATCTCGATGGATTAGTTTTGCTTCTTCTAAAGCCCGTTTTTTATGGTCTGTGTAGTTTTCAAAAGCGTCTCTCATTACACGTGCTAAGTCTTGGAAATCGGGTTCATAGTAATTACCTACTGAAGAATTAAAATGGTTATAATCAGCATCCATTACGGGTTTTTCTCCTAATATCTTTACAGGAAGACCCTTTCCTTCAGCAAATTCCATTTGACCACTACATGCTGAATAGATTGAAGGAGTACCACAAGCCATAGCCTCAATTAAGGGTAAATTCCATCCCTCACTTCTAGCACAGGATACAAATACATGACCATTTTTTAAATAAGTAATATAATCTTCTCTTGAGGGAAAATGTTTAATTTTTATTCTTTTATCAACAAGCCCATTGTGTTCTAAACGTTTTTCTGTAGTGCCGTGATTATCGCCTGAGAAGGGGTTATCAACTGATATAATTAAGTCTATAGGTTCGGATGGGTCAAATTCTTTAAGAAAAGTCTCTATAATTTCTTTAGTAGATTTTCTGTAGTCCCATCTCCCAAATAAAACAAATTTAAATCTTTTATCTTTGTAATCTAGTTTTTTAGAAAAAGGAGAAGGTTTAAAAGTATTAATATCTACCCCTTCAGGTACTACTTTAACCATATCAGGATCTGCTCCTTGTTTTATAGTACATTCAGCTTGCCATTTTGAGGGAACCCATATTTGATCATACTCCAATAACTTTTTAAAAAAATGAGGAGGTTGGAGGGTAGATTCCCAAACATTATAGGCAATTTTGGGTTTGTTATAAGAATTATAAAAGTAGTGATGGTCTGTTTCTACTAAAACTAAATCAATATCTTGCTCAAACTTATTTTTATAATTGGGGTATATGGGAAATTCATCTCGTGTGTTCTTTCCCGTAGTTAGGGTTTGTTCTACTAATAATTTTTTATCTAAATTATCAAGGTATAATTCACCGTTGTGGGGTTCATCATTATTTCCTTTCCAACTTTTTCCTACAGTAAAATTACGAATTTTTAAATCTACTTTTTCAGATAATTTTCTAAAAAAATCTCTAGAATGGTGATTATATCCGGTGGTTCCTATGTAAGAACAATGAACCTTTAATTTAGGTAATGACATAACAATTAATATAATTAATCTAATTTAGGAAAACAAATTATTATAGGAGAGTCTTAAATTTATAGTTCTACCCAATCGTTGGATGGGTTAAAGAATACTAGGTTTGTGCCTACTTTATATCCCATTATTCTAACTACATCACCCGCTGCCGTAGGGGCTGTTGTAGTTAATCTTCCTGTAGCTGTTGATAGATATACTACATCTCCTACTGACCCTCCAGGATCAGCAAATACATAGACAATGCCACGTATTACCATACCAGTATTAGAGTTGGTTGAGGTTGATACTCCCATAAATCCTTTAGAAGTTGATACGGCATCGGCATCTGAGAAAGTCCAAGCAGAACTACCAAGATAATAAACTCCTCCTGCTACAACTGTGTTACTATAAAAAGTAACTGTTTCAGCATTAAATCCCTTATCGCCTGCAGATGATGCAGGACCCGCTGAGGATGCTATTTCACCTACTTCTAAAACAGATCCATTACCTGAAATGGTACTTGTAACAGTAATATCTCCGACAACAGACATAGTTGAGCCATTAAATGTAAAATTAGATTCAGCATTTAGAGTACCATTACCTACTGCTGTTACTACTCTATTATTAGCATCATTTGCTATTGTAGGAGAAGTACCTGATGTACCTGAAGTACCTGAGGAACCGTCAGCACCGCTAGTTCTAGTTTTTACGTTACCACTACTATCTACTGTAAGGAATGTAGTTTCACTACCCACAGGAATAGAAGTAAATTGAGCATTTGATGCTGTTATAAATCCTCCAGCTTTAATATTATCGGATACTTCTAATTTTTCACTAGGTGAAGTAGTACCTATACCAAAATTACCTGTAGTATTGATATAACTATCCTTTGAGGCATAAGTTCTAAATACTATTTTTTCTGTATCATTATCAAAGATACGAAGTTCCCCAGCATTTGTATCAGGAGGTGCTTGTGTATCATTTCCAATTTTAATAATATTTTCATCCGCTTCATTTTTTATAAAAATTCGAGGATTTTGAAAACCCCCCATTTCTATACTAGAACTAACAGCTATTCCAATATTTTGGCTATCGTTAGCAAAAAGTCCGTGCCCTATTTCAATAGCTTTTAAATCCCTTTCAGGGAGGTTAGGTCCATCTACTTCCAATACTAAAGACCCATATTGAAATGATGATTGTTCTCCTAATACTCTAGAATATATAGCTCCGGTACTTCCGGATACTAATAATTTACTTCCACTAAGTGCAGTATCTTCTATAACAAATGCTAATCTACTAGATTCAGCTCCTTCAGTAACGGAGCCACTAGGTACTGATAATATAAAATCAGGGGCCTCTTTACTAGAACCTTGTCCTGTTTTAAGTTCAAAAGTAGAAGCAGGTTTATCAGTTCCTATGCCTATTCTCGCATCATCCCCTGATTTGGAAATAAAAAGGACTTCTTTAAGAACTTCATTAGTTTCTCCTACTAAAAATTTTATAGCTCTACTAGCTGTATCATAATTTATTTGGGCTGAGGCGCTTACAGGTTGTAGGGATCCTGAGATTGAAGCACTAGCGTCTGTATTAAAAAAATATATGTTGGGGACAGGGGTAAGTAATACTCCACTTCGAGGGTCGGGGGAGGATGAAGTAACACTACTTAAAGTAATTTGACCCCCTCCTATTACAAGATTAGGACCATGGTCATTCCCTCCTCCTCCGGTAGGTTCATGAGTATCGTCACCATCAGATCCTGAGGGGTAAATTGTAATGTCTTTATTGTAAATTATATAATTATTAGGGTATTCACTTTGAGGTAGAACTCCTAATAAGAATATAGGTTTTTCTGTTTCTTGGGGGGTTACAAACGTGTATGCTAAGGATCCTTGTTCTCTAAATCCTGAGGTAGCATTAATTCCAGTTAAACCGTTGTAATCTAAGGGTTGGTTTGATAAAAAGAGAGAGGTGTTAGTAGTAATAAACCCATTATCCGTTACTCCTTGGAGAGTATATTCGACATCTGCTACTCCACTACCGGCATCACTGACGTCACCATTTACAAAATTAAGTGTAGTTGTAGGGTTAACAGTAGCTGTAATAGGGGTAGTTTTGGTAATTAAAGTTCCTCCTCCTCCAATAGAACTTGTTAAGGCAAAACTACCACTTGAAGCGTCCCATATAACCGCTCTATCTACAGAGGGAAATTCGGTAGGATCTAGTTCTACTTTTACATTATAATTAGTTTTTGTAGCCATTGATTATAAATATAAATAGTTTAAGTAGCAGCAATTTTAATACAATATTCAGCTGTTAGGTATTTAACAGGTTCATAACTAGCAAGCAAGCTAGCAGTTAAAGCGGCATTTAAAGTAGTAGTTAAAGAAGCATCTAGAGAAGCAGTTAAAGAAGCATTAAGTTCTTCAACATTCCACAATGTAGAATCTATTGTAAGGGTAGGAAAGTTAGATCCTAAAAGGGGACCTCCAACTATACCTGTTAAAATGGATCCTGTTAAACTTGCATCTAGATTACAACTCATTATATTGGTCTGTACCCATCAGAAGTAAATATTGATTTCTTAGGTATGAAGGTCCCTACGGCTGCTACTAAACTTGTATCTTCATCACCCGTAGGACTAACTACTAATTCGGTATAATATGTTACGTTTTCTGTTAGGACTCCACCACTATTTACAAAATCCGCTTGGGTAAAAAATACTTGGATTTGAGTTCCTCCGTTGGGGATAACAACTTGGAAGGGTGAAGAAGGCATACCTGGTACCCATACACTTGTGCATTTCTCTAATACTGATACTCCTCCTTCAGTTAAAGAACACCCCCACCATGCATCCCAGTTAGTATCAAAGTTGGAAGTTAAATCTGTGAAAGTATATAGTAAAAGAAAAGTATCGTCTTCAAATTTTATAAAGTCTTGATTAAAAGATGCCATTTTTTATTTTTTATATTATATTAATAAATATTGTAATGATTAGGGTCTATATCCTTCAGCACTAAAAATTGAGGGTCTTACTTGTAAAGTACCTTGAGCTATTACTTGGGTAGGTACATTGTAGATAGCACTATAATTTAAGGTTTCACCTGCAATCAATTCCCAATAATAAGTTTCGCCTGTTTCTAAGGGGCCTCCACTAGCTTCGTAATCATCTTGGGTAAATTCTACAGTAACAAGAGCAGGACCCGTTCCATTATCTGTAGCAGTAAGGTATATGTTTCCTGTAGAGGGAGGTATTTCCGTTGGGAGATTATTGGATGTTAAAGTTATAATAGCATCTGTAGTACTTCCAAGAGCAGATGATGGTAGGGTTAAAGTGTCTCCATCTTCATATCCTACTCCTCCATCATTTATAAAAGCATAAGTGATCACACCCGCAGTTTGTTGAGTAGTAATTTTAGCCCCACCACCATCTTCTCCGGGTAGAGTGGGTATGGTGTATTGAAAAAGATTGATGGTTGCATCTGTTGTATTAGTAGTAATAGAACTTAATATGTTTCCTGTAAAGATCCCTCCATCCCAGTTACTATTTGCCTTTTCTAAAATAGAAACACCTCCAAAAGTGGTAGAACATCCCCACCAAACATTATCATCTGCTGCTAAGTTATATTGAATATTATATTGAATAGGAATTACAGGAAATTCTACATTAAAAAATTCATCTTCAAATGTTATGATTTGTTGATTAAATGTATTCATTTTTTAATTATTACAAATCGTTAAAAATTCTAAATGTTAATGAATGCTTGTAGAATAAGCTATAATCAAGAGTATTGTATACTTTAAATCTTAGAATGTTGTTTGTAACATCAACATCCTCTGCTTGAATGTATATTTGTTCCAAGTTTAGTCTGGATTTAGTGTATTCAGGAACTAAGTATGGGATCGTAAGGTTTAACACTACATCATCGGTGGATGTTGTTCCTCCTATATCGGCCCCATCAATTGTGATTGCTGTAGTTGTTGAATATCCACTTCCCCCATCTGTTACTATTATTGAAGTAGCAAGTCCTGTATTTCCTATTACAACTGTGGCTTGTGCTCCTGTTCCTCCTCCTGTAATACCAACAGGACCATAGGACCCTTGGGTCTTATTTCCGGGGTCTGTGGCTACTATACTTATTAATTGGGTTTGAGCAATTTCAGTAGTTACACTTTGTGAAACGAATGTTCCATCTACTTCAGTAATAGTAAAATCATATAGATAGTTTTTACTTAAAAATGCCCAAAGGGTACCTGTAAATTTCAATGTAGCACCTGCTCTGATGAAGGGGTCAGCAACGGTTCCTGTTCCGCTATTATTTCCTTTTAATATAACCATTCCATCAAATTCAACTACATCGAATGTGCCAAAGCTAAGCCCCGTATTAAAAATATCAGTTCCTGGGTTACCCACGGATCCTGCAGGTACACTATCTAATATAGACCAATTTTCTGTGATTGATGTACCTGAAGTACCTGATGAGCCTGATGTGCCTGATGAACCACTAGTACCTGAAGAACCTGATGTGCCTGAAGAACCAGATGTACCCGAAGCTCCCGTCATACCTGAAGAGCCTGAAGTACCTGAAGAACCTGAAGTGCCTGAGGAACCACTAATACCTGAAGTACCTGAAGAGCCTGAGGTACCTGATGAGCCACTAGTACCTGAAGAACCTGAAGTACCTGATGAACCTGATGTGCCTGAAGCACCTGTCATACCTGAGGAGCCAGAAGTGCCTGAAGAGCCTGAGGTGCCTGAGGAACCACTTGTACCTGATGAACCACTTATACCCGAAGTACCTGATGAACCACTTGTACCCGAAGAACCATCTATACCTGAAGTGCCTGATGAACCTGAAGTACCCGATGAACCATCTATACCTGAGGTACCCGATGAACCACTTGTACCTGAAGAACCGTCTATACCTGAAGTACCTGATGAACCACTTGTGCCTGAAGAACCATCTATACCTGATGTACCTGATGAACCTGAAGTACCTGAAGAACCGTCTATACCTGAAGTACCTGATGAACCACTTGTACCTGAAGAACCGTCTATGCCTGAAGTACCTGAAGAACCTGAAGTACCCGATGAACCGTCTGTGCCTGATGAACCTGATGAACCTGAAGTACCGTCTATACCTGAAGTACCTGATGAACCACTTGTACCTGAAGAACCATCTATACCTGAAGTGCCTGAAGAACCTGAAGTACCTGAAGAACCATCTATACCTGATGTACCTGATGAACCACTTGTACCTGAAGAACCATCTATACCTGAAGTACCTGATGAACCACTTGTACCTGATGAACCATCTATACCTGAGGTACCTGATGAGCCACTTGTACCTGATGAACCGTCTATACCTGATGTACCTGATGAACCTGAGGTACCCGATGAACCGTCTATACCTGATGTACCTGATGAACCTGAAGTACCTGAAGAACCACTTGTTCCTGAGGTGCCGCTAGAACCTGAAGAGCCACTAGTACCCGAAGAGCCTGAAGTACCTGAGGCGCCTGTCATACCTGATGAACCGGATGTGCCTGAAGAGCCGTCTATACCTGCAATCCCTGAAGTACCCGATGAACCACTGGTGCCTGATAAACCACTTGTTCCTGAAGAACCTGAAGTGCCTGATGAGCCTGATGTACCTGAGGAACCACTAGTACCTGAAGAACCTGAAGTACCTGAAGCCCCTGTCATACCTGAAGAACCCGAAGTACCTGAAGAGCCTGAAGAGCCTGAAGTACCTGAAGAACCTGAGGTGCCCGATGAACCATCTATACCTGAAGTACCTGAAGTGCCTGAAGAACCTGATGTACCTGAAGAACCTGATGCTCCTGGGGCTCCTGCTAGGTTTATACACCATGTATAAGAGGTAATTGAAGACCAAGACCCTGTGGAAGAAGTAACATTAATTTCAATATTTCCAGTTCCTGAGTTATAATTGTTTACGGTACCCTCAATAAAATTAGAGGAATCAATTGCTAATATTATGTTCTGCCCCGCAGTATAAGCTAATCCGGATCCTATAGCAATAGTAAGAGGGGATGAAGGAGGGTTTGAAATTGTAAGGTTATTAACACATGCAGCATAGATATCTCCATCGGTTCCTGAAGCACCTGATGAGCCTGAGGTACCTGATGAGCCTGATGTGCCTGAAGAACCACTAGTACCTGAAGAGCCATCTATACCTGAAGTGCCTGAGGAGCCTGAGGTACCCGATGAGCCGGATGTGCCTGAAGCACCTGTCATACCTGATGAACCTGAAGTGCCTGAAGAACCTGAAGTGCCTGATGAACCCGAAGTGCCTGAAGTGCCTGAAGTACCTGATGAACCGTCTATACCTGAAGTGCCTGAAGAACCTGAAGTACCTGAGGCACCTGTCATACCTGAAGAACCTGAAGTGCCTGAAGTGCCCGATGTGCCAGAGGAACCCGATGTGCCTGATGAACCTGAAGTACCTGATGAACCTGAAGTACCTGAAATACCCGATGAACCTGAGGAACCACTAGTACCTGAAGAACCACTAGTGCCTGAAGAACCTGAAGTACCCGAAGCTCCGGTCATACCTGAAGAGCCTGAGGTGCCTGATGAACCTGAAGTGCCTGAAGAACCATCAATACCTGAGGTGCCAGAAGAACCACCGGTACCTGAAGAACCTGAAGTACCTGAAGAACCACTAGTACCCGAAGAACCGCTAGTACCTGATGAACCATTAATACCTGAAGTACCCGAAGAACCACTGGTGCCTGAAGAACCTGATGTACCTGATGAACCTGAAGTACCTGAAGCACCTGCCATACCCGAGGAACCTGAGGTACCTGAAGAGCCACTTCCACCTGTAGCTCCTGAGGTACCTGAAGAGCCACTAGTGCCTGAAGAACCACTAGTACCTGAAGAACCTGATGAACCTGCAGTACCTGATGTACCTGAAGAACCTGATGTTCCTGAGGCTCCTGTCATACCTGATGAACCCGAAGTGCCTGAAGAACCACTAGTACCTGAAGAGCCTGAGGTGCCTGATGAGCCACTTTCACCTGTTGCTCCTGATGAACCTGATGTACCCGATGAACCTGAAGTACCTGAAGAGCCGTCTATACCTGAAGTACCTGATGAACCACTTGTACCTGAAGAACCATCTATACCTGAAGTACCTGAAGAACCACTAGTACCTGAGGAACCTGAAGTACCTGAGGAACCTGAAGTACCTGAAGCTCCTGTCATACCTGAAGAGCCTGAGGTACCTGAGGAACCTGATAAACCTGATGTACCTGATGTACCTGAAGAACCACTGGTGCCTGAAGAACCACTAGTACCTGATGAACCCGAAGTGCCTGAAGAACCTGATGTACCTGAAGAACCTGATGTTCCTGAGGCTCCTGTCATACCTGAAGAACCTGATGTGCCTGAAGAACCACTTATGCCTGAAGTACCTGATGAACCTGCAGCACCTGAAGTACCCGAAGAACCATCTATACCTGATGTTCCTGAAGAGCCTGAGGTACCTGAGGAACCTGATACACCTGATGTACCTGATGTACCTGAAGAACCACTAGTACCTGAGGAGCCACTGGTGCCTGAAGAACCTGATGTACCTGAAGAACCTGATGTGCCTGAAGCTCCAGTCATACCTGAAGAACCTGATGTACCTGATGAACCCGATATACCTGATGTACCTGATGTACCTGAAGAACCAGATATACCTGAAGAGCCTGATGTACCTGAAGAACCTGAGGTACCTGATGAACCATTTATACCTGAAGTACCGGATGAACCACTAGTACCTGAAGAGCCTGATGTACCTGAAGAACCTGAGGTGCCCGATGAACCATCTATACCTGAAGTGCCTGATGAGCCTGATGTACCAGAGGTTCCTGATGAACCCGATGCCCCTGGGGCTCCTGCTAAGTTTAAACACCATTCTATAGTACCTGAGAATGTTCCCGTGTAAGTTAAATTAATTAATACTATTACCCCTGAATTGGGAGTATAACTATCTACTGTTCCTTCAATAAATTGGGTAGCACTATGTGCTAATATTACATTCTGTCCTGCGGTATAAGCTAAATCAGTAGCAAAAGTTAAAGTAAGTGATGGTGGAGGGGTACCACTAGTAATAGTTTGATTTGCACAATCCGCGTATACATCACCATCCGCTCCAGCAGCTCCTGAAGAACCTGAAGTGCCTGAAGTGCCTGAAGAACCATCTATACCTGAAGTGCCTGATGAGCCTGATGTGCCTGATGAACCACTAGTACCTGAAGAACCTGATGTACCTGAAGCTCCAGTCATACCTGAAGAACCTGATGTACCTGATGAACCCGATATACCTGAAGTACCTGATGAACCTGCAGTACCTGATGTACCTGAAGAACCTGAAGTGCCTGAGGCTCCTGTCATACCTGATGAACCCGAAGTGCCTGAAGAACCACTAATACCTGAAGAACCCGAAGTACCTGATGTACCTGATGAACCTGATGTACCCGATGAACCTGAGGTGCCTGAAGAGCCGTCTATACCTGAAGTACCTGATGAACCACTTGTACCTGAAGAACCATCTATACCTGAAGTACCTGAAGAACCACTAGTACCTGAGGAACCTGAAGTGCCTGAAGAACCTGATGTGCCTGAGGCACCTGTCATACCTGAGGAACCTGAGGTACCTGAAGAGCCACTTTCACCTGTAGCTCCTGATGTGCCTGAAGAACCACTAATGCCTGAAGAGCCACTGGTGCCTGAAGAACCTGAAGTACCTGAAGAACCTGAAGTACCTGAAGCACCTGTTATACCCGAGGAACCTGAAGTTCCTGAAGAGCCACTTTCACCTGTAGCTCCTGAGGTGCCTGATGAACCTGACGTACCTGATGAACCTGATGTGCCTGATGAGCCATCCTCACCTGTAGCCCCTGAAGTACCTGACGAACCTGATGTACCTGAAGAACCACTAGTGCCTGAAGAACCATCTATACCTGAAGTGCCTGAGGAGCCTGAAGTACCCGATGAGCCTGATGTGCCTGAAGAACCACTATCCCCTGTAGCTCCTGATGTACCCGAGGAACCACTAGTACCCGAAGAACCAGAAGTACCTGAGGCTCCAGTCATACCTGATGAACCACTAGTACCTGATGAACCGCTAACACCTGAAGAGCCTGAAGTGCCTGAAGTGCCTGAAGAACCTGAAGTACCTGATGAACCGCTAAAACCTGAGGAGCCACTAGTACCTGAAGTACCTGATGAACCACTAGTACCTGATGAACCACTAGTACCTGATGAGCCTGAAGTACCCGATGAACCTGATGTACCAGAGGTACCTGATGAACCACTAATACCTGATGAGCCTGAAGTACCCGATGAACCTGATGTACCTGAAGAACCACTAGTACCTGAAGAACCTGATGTACCCGAAGTACCTGAGGAGCCTGAAATACCCGATGAGCCTGATGTACCTGAAGTTCCCGATGAGCCCGAAATACCTGAGGAGCCTGATGTACCCGAAGCACCTGTCATACCTGATGAACCGGAGGTGCCTGAAGAGCCACTAATACCTGATGAACCACTGGTGCCTGCAGAACCACTAGTACCTGATGAACCTGAAGTACCCGATGTACCCGATGAACCTGATGTACCAGAGGTACCTGATGAACCACTAATGCCTGATGAGCCTGAAGTACCTGATGAACCTGAGGAACCACTAGTACCTGAGGAACCTGATGAGCCTGAAATGCCTGAACTACCTGAAGTTCCTGAAGAACCTGAAACACCTGAGGTGCCTGAAGAACCTGAGCTGCCTGAAGTACCTGATGAACCTGATGTGCCTGAGGCCCCTGTCATACCTGATGAACCACTAGTACCTGAAGAGCCTGATGTACCCGAAGTACCTGAGGAGCCACTAATACCTATGGCGCCTGAGGTGCCTGAGGTGCCTGATGAACCTGATGAACCTGAGGTGCCTGAGGAACCACTAATACCTGATGTGCCTGAAGAACCTGAAGTACCTGAGGCACCTGTCATACCTGAAGAACCTGATGTGCCTGAAGAACCACTTATGCCTGAAGTACCTGATGAACCTGCAGCACCTGAAGTGCCTGATGAACCTGAGATACCTGATGTTCCTGAAGAACCTGAGATACCCGATGTACCCGAAGAACCTGATGCTCCGGGGGCTCCCGCTAGGTTTATACACCATTGTTGAGAACCACTAAAAGTCCCTGTAGAAGAGGTAACTATAATACTAATGCCCCCTGTTCCCGAATTATAGGACCCAACCGTTCCTTCAATTAGGTTATTAACATTACCTGGGGTAGCCAATATTATACTTTGTCCCGTTGTATAAGCTAATCCAATTCCTATAACAAGATTAAGGGTACCCGAAGCGGGGGAAGTGAGGGATTGGGTACTACAATTGGCGTATATGTCACCATCCTCACCTGATGAACCCGAAGTACCCGAAGAACCACTAGTACCTGAAGAACCTGATGTACCTGAAGAACCTGATGTTCCTGAGGCACCTGTCATACCTGAAGAACCTGATGTGCCTGAGGAACCTGAAGTACCTGATGAGCCAGCTGTACCTGAGGTACCAGATGAGCCTGATGTGCCTGAAGAGCCACTAGTACCTGAAGAACCACTAGTGCCGGAAGAACCACTAGTACCTGAAGAGCCACTAGTACCTGAAGAGCCACTAGTACCTGAGGAACCCGAGATACCACTAGTGCCTGAGGAACCACTAGTACCTGATGTACCTGAGGAACCACTAATACCCGATGTACCTGAAGAACCTGAAGTGCCAGATGAACCCGAAGTGCCTGAAGTTCCTGAAGAGCCATTTATCCCAGAGGTGCCGGAAGAACCTGAGGTACCCGAAGATCCTGAAGTGCCAGATGAACCATCGATACCCGAAGTACCTGATGAACCTGATGTGCCCGAAGCCCCCGTCATTCCTGAGGAACCTGAGGTGCCTGATGATCCTGAAGAGCCGGCGGTGCCTGAGGTACCTGAAGAACCACTAGTACCTGAAGAACCTGAGGTACCTGAAGAACCATCTATACCTGAGGTACCTGATGATCCTGAAGAGCCGGAGGTGCCTGAGGTTCCTGAAGAACCACTAGTACCTGAAGAACCTGAGGCACCTGAAGAGCCTGATGTACCAGAGGTACCTGATGAACCACTAATGCCTGATGAGCCTGAAGTACCTGATGAACCTGATGTACCTGAAGAACCACTAGTGCCTGAAGAACCACTAGTACCTGCAGAACCGCTAGTACCTGAAGAGCCTGAAGTACCTGAAGTACCCGAAGAACCGTCTATACCTGAGGTACCCGACGATCCTGATGAACCTGAGGTGCCTGAAGAACCTGATGTGCCTGAAGAACCACTAGTACCTGCCGAACCGCTAGTACCTGAAGAGCCTGAAGTACCTGATGCACCCGTCATACCCGAAGAACCTGAAGTACCTGATGAACCTGCAGTACCTGAAGAGCCATCTATGCCTGAAGTGCCCGATGAACCTGAAGTGCCTGATGAACCACTAATACCTGATGAACCACTAGTACCTGAAGTGCCTGATGAACCACTAGTACCTGATGTGCCTGATGAGCCACTAGTACCTGAAGAGCCACTGATGCCTGATGATCCCGATGTGCCTGAGCTACCTGAGGTGCCTGAGGAGCCTGAAAAACCTGAAGTGCCTGATGAGCCGGATGTACCTGATGTACCTGATGAGCCTGAAGAACCACTAGTACCTGAAGAACCTGAGGTACCTGAAGAGCCATCTATACCTGAAGTACCCGAAGAACCACTAGTACCTGAGGAACCATCTATACCTGAGGTGCCTGAGGAACCTGAGGAACCTGAGGTACCTGACGAACCTGATGAGCCTGATGAACCCGAGGTACCTGAGGCACCTGTCATACCTGAAGAACCTGAAGTACCTGATGAGCCTGATTCTCCAGATGTACCTGAAGTACCTGATGAACCTGATATTCCAGATGAACCTGAAGTACCTGATGAACCTGATGTGCCTGAAGAACCTGAAGAACCTGAAGTGCCTGAGGAACCGTCTATGCCTGAGGTACCTGAAGAACCTGAAGAACCTGAAGTACCAGATGAACCTGAAGTACCCGATGAACCCGATATACCTGAAGTGCCCGATGAGCCTGAGGTGCCAGATGAGCCTGAGGAGCCAGATGTGCCCGAACTACCTGAAGTACCTGAAGAACCGGATGTACCTGAAGCACCTGTCATACCTGATGAACCGCTAGTACCCGATGAACCCGATGATCCTGAAGTGCCTGAAGTGCCTGATGATCCTGCTGCTCCTGGAGCTCCCTCTAGGTTTATACACCATTGTAGAGAAGTAGGGGTAGGCCAATTCCCTGTTTGGGAAGTAATATCGATTTCTATATCCCCATTTGATGAGTTATATGAATTAACTATTCCTACTATATACTGTGTGGCACTATATGCTAGTATTACAGTTTGACCTACTGTATATGCTAGTCCTGCGGCTATGTTTATATTAAGGGGGTCTCCAGGGGGATCGGTAATGGTTTGAGTGCTACAATCGGCATATATGTCACCATCTTCACCAGATGAACCCGAAGTGCCTGAAGTACCTGAAGTACCTGAGGAGCCTTCGGCACCCGATGATCCTGATGTACCTGATGAGCCGCTTCCTCCTCCTCCTGTTCCGTCATTATAATCTAATACAATACAAACTTCTTCCTCAGCATTTAATGGAAAATTACCAGATTGAGCACTAGCTCCTGCAGTTATTGTAAAAGATATATAATTAGTATTATCCGTTACAGCTGTGTAAGGAAAAACTGCGTAGTTAGCAGGATATTTTTTACTGTGTATTGTTAAATTACCTTTAGTACTATCTTTTAGGTAATCCGATATGTTAATATTATTAAGGTCCGATATGTTAATATCAACACGAGTTGTATTTCTAACATCTAAACTACTATAAAGACTTAATCTACCAGGGGAGGGGATTGTAGAGGGAGTTGAAACCTTGTAAGGTATACAAAATGCTCCTAAATCTCTATCTATAATAAATTTTTGTGCCATAGATTAGTGGTTCTTCGTTATAAATATTCAAGGTTTATAGTACCTTAAATATTTCTCTTGAAGATATTTTCCTAATCCATAAAAACCTTCATTTTTTTCTTTTAATTTTACTATACTATGATTTGTACGATATACTTGATTTTCATCTCCTGTTAATGTCCAAGGTATATTAAAAGGTACCCAGTTTTGGAAATCTATAGTTGGACTATTTTGAACTAATGCGTTATAGTCAGATTCGGAAGTTTCTAAATAAATAAATTCATTTCTACTTTTACAAAAAAATCTTCTAAATTCACCAAGTTGGTAATCCTGTTCAGTGGGTTGTGTAAAGAATAGTTGGGGGGAATTTCGTAAATTATTTCCTGAGATTCCTCTTAAGAGTTTATAATTTTCATTTTCAACATTGTCTTTAATATAGACTTGAGTTTGGTTAGCTTGTACTGGTTCAGGAATTGGGATTAGGAGTCTATTGGGTTTATTATCAGGATTTTTTCCTGTAAATAATTGGCCCTTATATGTTTTGTAGTAGTACCCAATGTAAGGTTGGGTTGTTCCTTTGATTACATAGTTCTTTCCCGCAGTATACAGATTAGTTTGAATTCTACTTTTGGGAACATAGGGCATATTGATAAATATTAATTAAAACTGATTTTGGGGGCCCGTAAAGAGGGGATTATCCTCTGTAATAGGTTCACTTAGTCTAGCTTTGGGCATAAACTGCCCTTCAACATTAGTAATCCATCCTGAACCATCTATGGTATGGTTTATGCCTTTAATAATAAATTCTATATTATCCCTATAACTTTGGGGGAGAAATTCATCTGTGATAGTGTATTTTTGAAAAATTTTCATTCCAGAAAGACCATCCATAGTAAGAGATAATGAAATAGGAATTAAAACGGGAGATGTTAAAGAATTATCCTTTTTTATATTTTCAGAAGATCGTATTTCAAAGTATTTATTTATGGCTGTAGAAAGTTTGTAAAGATTCGCACTATAACTAAAGGTACTATTAAGCATAACTGCTATTTCTGTACTTTTTACAGTTTCAGCATATTTTAATCTTCTATCCTGCCTAATTTGTTCTTCTTTTGCTGTTGTTGATTCAGCAGAAGTTTTTTTATCTAAAACTATTCTGTCTGTGTATCCCCTATTCCAATTTGAAAAAGAAAAGGAATTTTGGTCTACGCTAGTGTTGTTAGCTTGAGCCCCTATTGCTATTTGGGTTGCAAAATTAGGAGGGATTGTTGAGTTTATAGAAATATTTTTTACAAAACTACCCTTTTGAATACCTGTTATGTTTCCTTGCCCACTATTATAAAATCCTATTTGGAATTTTGAAGCTTCCTTTTCAGAATCAGGTAAAATGTTATTCGAGTTTCTTTTATTAACTATATATAAAATATTATCATCGGTATCATGGAATGGGGTTAATTCGGTTGCATTAGATAAAGATGAATTTATTTGGGTGCACAAAGCTAGTAGAAAGTCAATTAAAGCTAAGTTTCCTGCGCTGTTTATGTTTTTATCAAGTATATTAAAAATTAAATCTATATTTAAATGAATATGCATAAAATTATAAGTAAATTTATCATTTTTTTTATCTTTACTAGTTAAAAAATCTGATCCTAAAATCTGGTTAATTTTTTTGAAATCAAAAGTATTTTCAAATCCTAATTCATCGGAACCTTCAAGAGAAAATTCTACTACTCCGGTTTTAAATCTAGAGGGTATTAAGCAAGTACGAGGATCTGATGAAAATAAATCTTCAAGGGGGATAAAGCATTGATTTTCATCATATTCCCAATTTATACCTATTATAGGAGTAGAATTTTCGGTAGTATTATATAATAGAAGAAAATTTTGAATTATCCTTAATAACGCCCCAAATTTAATATAATAAAAAGCTTCGTCTGAGTTTTCTCCTTCAAGTTTTATTAATTCTTTAAGGGGTTGAGATGAAGGGGGAGAAATAATTTCATCTTTGTAGGGATTTAAATCTTCTAGGTTGGCACTTAATTTTATAGAGTCATTGGTAAGGTTAGAATTAAAATAAGATGCCTTACGTGGGGTTGGAACAACAATACCACTATATACGCCCAAATTTTCAGTTTTAAGTTCTCCAAGAGGGGAATCATCGCTTGAAAAAATAGAGACACCATCAAGACGTTTTTTAAAGTCTCCCAATATTCTTCCTATAGTTGTTGATTCAATTTTATTTTCTATTCCCGAAGAAGGGGAATCGGGTTCTGAACGTTTGTCACCGGGTAGATTTGTAGATATAGAAAGAGATTCTATAATATCTCCTGGGGAAAGAACTTTTACAGTTATATTATATTCCCCTTCAGGAGTAACTTCCCAATTATAATTGAGCACTCTACCTAACATACCATCATAGTTACCTGAGGAATCTGATCTAGTTTGTTTTATTTTATTTTGTATGTAAGTTTGAGGGTCTTCATCATTTCCACTTTTAGCTTGAAGAAACTCTTTATATACCTGGTTACCCGAGGTGACATCACTTTCGAGGGATTTATCATTTTTAAAATATATAGTGTGTCCCCATTCTAAAAGTAAAGTATATCCTAATCTCAAGTAAAGAGCTTCAATATGATTAAATTGTTGTACGTTATAGCATTTAATTTTAATTTCTCCTTCTATTAAAGAACCATTATTTTTAGGTTTAATATTAAAAGAAGTAACACCTGGGAGTGGAGTTAAGCCATAATTTGCAGTTGAATCAAATCCATAGGAAGCATTTTTTAATATAGAATCAGTATAATTGTCTACAATTCCTCCTTTAGGTTTTGAAGAAGTTGTAGTATTATTGGCCCCCCCAAATAAAACATATCTCTCAGCTAACCCAGATCCCTCAGGAATTCCACCTTTTCCGATGGGGGTGCCGGGGAGGTTGTTAAGTCTAGTTTGGTCTATGTTAACTCCTGATGTTAGGCGTAACCAACTATCTTTACTTGTAGTATATGAAATAAGTTCGTTATCGTAAGTAGTAGATCCTAATTTTTCTTGTCTAACTTTTATTTGTTTATCTACAAAAGGAGCGAAATTTTCACCTATAATTTTCCCCATAATTTATTTATTTAAAACTTTATATGCCTCTATAATATCAGAAATATTAGAGGGTATTCTTATTTGGTGGCCCAATGTAGGGTACAAACTATTAGGTTTGAATCTAGGGTTTGCGGATGATATAACCCACCATAAAGTAACATCCCCATAGTATTGATAAGCTAATAGATCGTATCTATCCCCTTCTTCGGCTATAACGTAGAAATCATTATCGCTAAAGGGAATTTCAGGATATTTTACATTAGCTCTATATCTTTTCCCTACAGGAGTACGAAATATGGGAATATTATTATATCTATTCATTATTGATATGAAATAAATTTGCTATCACTGCTTACTAATCCTTTACTATTATCAGTTATTGGAGTAAAATTAAACCCACTTACTTTAATGGATTTTGGGAGTTGTTTCCCCTTATCTATATCAAACCCAGCTTCAAATATTGGAGATAATGTAAAACCAGTTACAATTCCGGGTACGTCATTCAAATAATCTCCAAATGTCAATTTAACAAAATTTCCACGTATATAACCGCTATTACTGTAGTTAGGGGCTAAATTTTGTATTAATTTATTTAATTTAGCATAAATAGGAATTATTTGATTTGGATTTTCGGCTACTATTGTAAAGTCTAAATTTATTGCCCTACTAAACCCCTTATACTTATATGAAGGATATCCTCTACCGGTATAAGTGTATTCATCATATTGGGCTCCTATAGAATCTGAGAAGTTGTCTACATAAGCTTGCCAGTAAAGGTATTCGTTATCAGAGGGGTTATCAGGGTTAAGAAGATTTAAATAAAATTTAAATAATTGGGATTCTCCAAGTTCTTCTGCGCTTGACCCACTACTAACATTTAATAAGTTGGTATTTGTTGCACTAAATTTATCCCCTGTGTAAGTATATTGTTTACTCCCACTTACAGGAGATGCTAAGTTACCATACTTTCTAAGTATAAAATCTGGGTTGGATTGATATGAACGTTGGGTATAACTAGTGACAGAGTCATTAGTTAACTCATTAGGAGAGTTTGGATGGTATTCAATAGAGCTTCCATCAGGTTTTTTGTATGCCGTAGTAAGTGTTACAATAGAGCCAGAATTAACTACCCCCTTAGGAAAGTTTTCAGCACTATTGTATGTGCCTGCTTCAATTCCCTTTAAAGTAATTGGACCTAAAGGTGTATTAATTTCTTGTTCTTTAGAAGAGTAATTAGTATTAAAATAAGTTTGAGCTGCTGATACTTTGTTGAAGGAATTGTCTAAAAAAGATCCAGTAGTCCACCCGTATTCATTTTTGCCTGTAGTATAGGTTGCTCTTTTAGTTATAGTCTTACCTACACCTAATGTGGATCCCGGCCCCCCACTATAAGATAGTATATTAAGGTCACTAGAAGCAACTAGAGGGTTTTTAGGAAATAGTGAACCTAAAATTTTAGTATCATATAAAGATACTAATCTATTATTACTACTATCTCCTAATTGATTATTTTGGTCGTGGACCGCTTGTTCATATCTAATAAGACCCCCTCCAGGGAATAACCCTCCTTCAACTATCCCAGCCATGGGAGAAGTTGGATCCAAGCCTAATAAATTTAAATGAGTGCCTCCAAATCCAGCCACAACTTGAGCTAGGGTAGAAGAGGGAACATAAACTCCTTGATTAATGGTACCTGCAGCGTAAGCAGGGCCGGTAGTTGCTTCTGTTTTTACTGATGTTCTAGATAGAAGATTAGTAGTAGTTGTAAAGTTAAGACCTTTAGTAGTAGAAAAAAGTAATTTAGTTAATCTTGAAACATCTTCAACTCCTCTTCCGATAGCTCCTTGGCGTAGGAGAAAGTCGTTAGAAGCCCCAGGAGTTTCCCCTTCCGGAATAGGTTCTGTAATAAAAGGTTCTTTACTACTACCCCCACCAGGGCGATCCTTTCCATAGGTTAGAGACTTAAGGTCTGTTTTAAGATCAATTAAGGGCATCTATTAGAATGATCTATTTTCAGGAGCGTTATCCCTATAATTATCTGCAGGAGTAATGCCTCGCAAACCTAGAGAGGTTGGAGAGGGTAAACTAGGTAATTTAGGATTAGCATTTAAAGAATACTCATCATGGAGTTTTGATAAATTAGTTCCAAAAAATGAGCCTGCAGGAACCGTTGGGGGTCTACTTGCAAGATCAGAAGGTGATGTGTTGTATAGGTTAATAATTGACATGATTGTGATTTTGTTATAAATATTAAATTATTGTAATTTATAAGATCCTACTGTTAAGGCAGTTCCTACTTTTGTACCATCCAATGTAACCGTACCCTCTTTACCTAAAATAGCATTTAAGGTAGCATTCATTTTATTCATTTGTTCTACTAAAGGAGCTATGTTTATTGAGGTAGGAGAACTTTCAGTATTGTTATTATTATTAGTAACAGTTTCAGTATTGTTATTATTTGTAATAGTTTCAGTTATACCCATTTGTGGGGGTGATACTATATCATCTCCCATTTTTAAATCAGTACCTGCTACTATAGTATCTTTATCATTTAGGGAAATTGCACCTTCAGGACCAAATAAGGTACGTTTACCGTATCCTGATCCTCCTTGTGATGGAGAGATAATATCGTCTCCCTGGAATGTGCCTAAAAGTGCTGCTGTTGCTAATCCCGCAGTGGCTGCCATAGCAATTGCAGCTATAGGACCAAAGAAAATTCCTGTTAAAGCTCCTGCAAAAACAGCGGCAGCTATAGCAGAAAATTCTAATATTCCTGCCAATTTTTCAGCAGCACCCGCTAATCTTTGTTGGACCGATAATGCTGTAGCTGCTTCTTCTGCTCCTTCGGCAGTTCGTTCCGTAAATTTATCTGCTTCTGATGATATGCTTTCTTGAGTTCTAAGAGAATTAGCTAATTCATCAGCAGTTAATCCAACAGCATCCGCTAACGCTTGTTGTTGAATTACATTCATAGCTTGGAATTCAGCAGCACTACCTACTTGTTTAGCTATTTCAGCGGCCGCTCCTGCTGTATCTCCATTTAATGCTAGTAATCTAGCTTGTTCAAGATTAAGTTGTTTACCAGTTAAAAGTTCAGCTTGCATTTCAGCTTCAATACTTGATTCAAAATCAAGTAACTTTCCAGCCATTTTAGCAGTTTGCTCTACTTCTAAACCTAAAGCAGTTGCTTGAGCTACCGCTTTAACTAAACCTCCAGGGGTTTTTTCTAGGTTTAGTCTTAGGGCTCCTGATATTTTGTTAGCTTTATCTAAAGCGGCATTTGTGTTTAAGTTAACTTTTAAGGTTTTTTCAGCTGCTACTAAAGATTCTAATTGGTAATTTTTTATACTTTCTAAAGAACGACCCGTAGCTAATGCTTCTTTAGTAACATTACCTAAAGCTTCTTCAGACATATTAAATCTTTCTCTTAAAAAGGTAGCAGATACTAGTAAATCTTCATCAAATATTATAGCAGTACCTCCTAATGATGAGTTTAAATCATTAACGGATTTAGTAAGGGTATCAACATTAACTCCTATTTTGTTGCTCGTGAAAGCGGTCATAGCAAGTTTATCATTTAGGTTAGTAGCTTCACCAGCACTTAATCCTAAATTTTTTCTTAAACCTACTACTCTAGTATCTATTTTTTTAAGAGCTTGGGAACTTTTAACTAAAAGAGCAGTAAATATATCAGTGGGTTTAATGTTTGATAATAAGTTTTTACCTATTTGTTTAATAAAAAATCCTAATTTTTTAGAATTTGAAATTTCCTTACTACTTATTTTTAATCTACGACTCATAACATCTGTCATACGAGATGTTTGATTAGTAGCCCCCTCTATATCTAAAATAGAAGATAATTTTCCAGACTTATCAAAGTTTTTTAGAATTCCATTTAACCCCCCCGTAAGTTTTCCTACAAGGCCTAAAGATTTACCTCTTTCATCATTTTGTTCTTCTAAATCCTTTAAAATTTTACGTTCTAACTTAATTTGATTTTGAAGTTCTACTGTAAGTTCTTCGCTTATTCCTACTCCATTCATCTGAAGTAAATTAATACGGGATTGGAGTGCTACTATGTTTTGTTCGCTTTTTTCTCTAATAGAAAGAATTTCTTTACTTATATCTTGACCTTTGTTTATCTTTCTTTGAAGATCAAGTTGAGTATCCAGGCTACTGACTATTCCCTTAACGGATTTAGTTAAATCCCTTTCATAAGTTTTAGCTATTTTTTGGCTAATTTTATCTAACCCTTGAGCAGAGTCAATAGCATCCGTAATAGCATCCGTAATAGTAACACCTAATGAAGAAAAGGCATCAATTAAAAAAGTGGTTTCTTGAGTTAATTTTTGAGTTTCTTCTCTAGCTCTATTGATGTCGTCTCCTGCTGCCATGTTAAGGATTTATTATAAATATTTAAAAATAAAACCTTTATCGATATGTGGTTCGTTTTAAATGTTCTGGGGATTTGACCTTTCCAGATGAATCTATTACTGTGGTTTGGTTAGGGGTTTTAGATTGGGATTCTTTAGCATTGTTAGATTTTTGATTATAATAATCTTTAATTTGCTCAAAAGTAAATTTTTTAAGCCATAAGGGCATATTATACACAGTTTCCCAATCATATCCCCCTTGCCCATGAAATACTATTTCATGTATTTGAGTAAATGTAGACTTTCTTAAATAAGCTGCCTTACTCGAAGTCAGGATAAAAAAAGCGGATACCAATTGGGAGGGGGAAAGAATCCCCTCCATCATCGGGAAAAAAAGTTAAATCAACGTCGGGTTGAAATTCAAGAACATATTTTCTAAAAGCTCTGGCATCTTTAGCTAGTAAGTAATTATCTACAAATTCTCTTATATCCTTAGGTTCCCTACTTTCCCCTACTGAAGTAATGATATACTTTAATCTTGTAGAACCATCGGGATTAGATTGGTTTAGTTTTTTAATACCTGCAAGTTCTTTTTGGATTTTTTTCTCATCACCATGGGATAGTAATTTAAAAGTGATGTCGGTATCTGTATGAGGTAAGGTATAACTAAATTCATTTACTCCGGAGGTAAAAAGAGATTCATCGAAGGGTTTATTTTCAATTTGGGTAAGATCTACAATATGAGTAGTATCTCCTACAGTAAACTCATAGTCTTTACCATACCCCAATACACGTGCTGCTATTAAAATTGCGTTTTTATCCCCAATTAATAAGTCATCATACTTAATACTTGAAACTATTAAAGATTGAAGAAGTTTATCAATTACTGTTCCGTTTTTAATGTAAGCAGAGTTGGTTAAAATATCTTCTTCCCTAGCAGTCATATACTTCATTTCTATGGTTCCGGAAGAAAGGGGGTTGTCTTTTGGGTATAAAAGACCTTTTGAAGGGAGTTCTACAGTTTCTGTAGGTAACTTTAGGTTGTCGAGTGCCATTATGGATAACTATTTGTTTGATATAAATATATAATAAAATAAAAAGAGCGCACTTTCGTACGCTCTTTCTTTATATTTTGTATTTTGTATTAGAAATTCAATACACAGTAATCAGGTTGTACTGTCATTGAGATTTCAACAGCACCCTCACTATCGTAATTGTAATCACCAAATGTTGCTTCGGTAATTATAGCTCCTTTAATGATCCATTCTGAGACTACATCACCTACAGGACCCAAGACATTTACTGTCATATCCTTTTTATAGAAATCAGAATAACCATCTCGGCCTGTTACTGATTCGTGGTGTAATCTTACCCATTCCATTACTGATTGAGCTCCAGAAGGAGTAATTGCATCAAATAATGTCATTGATATGGTACCCCAAGTGGTTTTGCCTTTTACAAACCTTTGAACGTTAATGTGATTCAAAGGAATTGTTGCTTGGGATACTGAAACTGCTCCTAATCCTTTAATAAGGTAAGCGGGAAATCCATCTACATACAAAACAAATCTATTTTGTTGTTTTGGTTCAAACGGGGTGAAAAATATTTCGTTGGGATCTAATACTGCCATTGTCGTGTTTTGTTATAAATATTACAAATTCAATTTCTTATTATGCGGGGAATTCAGCTCCTGTTGGCAATACGTTGAAATCGAGGATTATAAATTCTGCTGTTCTGGTTGGCTGTAAGAATATCTGGCCTACCATTTGATTTCTATCGATTACATCAGGAGTGTTATTAGACGCATCCATTACTACCTTAAAGGCATATACACCTTGTCTTTGTTGCACACTTTCCATGTATGGATTTACTTGGGCTAAGAAGTTATTTCTAGTAGCTGCAGTATTTTGTTCAAATACTAAGTTGTTAGCAACTTGACCAATATAGCTCTTAAGGGCAATTAATAACCTTCTAACATTTACACGATCAAGTGCAGATGCTTTCTTTTGTAATGTCTTTTGTCCAAATACTACTGTTCCGGTTGCAGGGAAATTAGCAATTGGGTTTACATTGCTCTCGTACAAAGTATCTCTTTGTGATCTTTGTAATTTTCTTTCAGGACGGATTACTTGAGATAAACCTCCTCTATTAATACCTGCAGGTGCAAACCACGGTTCAGAAGCATTGTCATTAAAGGCATATACACCTGGGATTAATGTTGATGCTGGAACCCAATTAGTTTTTCCTGTATTAGGATTAATAATCTGACACCAAGGCCAGTATGAAGCTGCATAGCTAGAGTTAATGCCTGAAGTTTGGTTTGTGGTAGAAGTAATAGTAGATCCATATTTTGTAAGATCAACTACAGCGATCGCATCTCCTCTATTTTGAGTATTAGCTATTAATGTGTTTAATACGCCAGTATGTGCTGCTATACCGTGGAACAATCCAGGAGCGGTGATTACGTTGTATTGGTATTCGTCGTTGTTAGTTAACAAACTAAATGCGTCGCTATAATCCTCAGCTCTTAAGCCTTGAGTATTAGTATCAATTTTTTCATTAAATAAAGCTTGTTCACTGCCTGTTAATTCACCTAAGCCTTGTAAGAAAGATCCACTTGCAACTACAGGGATAGATTCTTCATAAGCAACACTTGCAGCGGACCCTGTGTTATTAAAGAAATTAGGGGTAGGTTGCAATACTTCACTTACATAAACATAATTACTTTTATTAGGATAAGATCCAGTTACTTGTAAATACTTATTTCCATCACTATCAGATAGGAGTTGTTGAGAACTGTCACCTATTACTTTAGCTACATAATTATCTTGGAAAGGATCTAATGATACTCCGGCATAAGTTTCTAATACAGATTTGTCGTTGGTTAAATCGTTACCCTGTCTAATTAAAAGATTAAAAGTTCCAGATCCTGTGTCTGAAAAAGATACTTCCCATCTTACATTGCTATCAGTTCCATTTGGTAAATCCCCATCATTTCCTTCAACTCCCCCACCACTATTCATAATAGTACCTTCAGAAATAGTTTTAAGTATAAGAGATGTAGATGAGTCTCCGTCAATCCTGGATTCAGCAGACGTAAATGAACCTGTTACAACTCTAGTTACCAACAAAGTATTACCTCCGTTTTGGAAGTAATTATATGCTGATACCGCTGTTAAATGGGAATAAACTTGCCCACCACTTACAAAAGTTGAGCCAAATCTATTTTGGTATTCACTATAAGAAGTAACTATAGTTGGGATTTCAACAGGGCCTAAAACAGTAGGGCCTACAATTGCAGCTCCTACTTCTACAGGTTGTTGTGTGATAAATGACTGGTCGTTTTCTCTTGTGAATACTCCAGGTGATACTATTTGTTCTGCCATTTTGATATATTGTTAAAATATTTTATTCCGTTTTTGAAAACATCCCCGATTCTAAATCGACGGTTCCGTTCCCATATTTTTCTGTTAAGTCTTGTCCTGTTTTTGTTTCTCTAGTTTGTAACTCACCCATAGCTTCTACTAATTGGTCTTTTTGCAACTCTAACAACTGCATTTGGTATTCTAATTGCCCAAATTGGGTAATAAGATTCTGTTGCTGGGATTGTAACTCTTTAATAGAATTTATTTCTTCTTGAGATAGTTTAATTTGTTCACTCATTTTTGATAAATATTAAATTTTTATTGAAACTGTTTGTCATAAATATTAACTTTTTTCTAAAAAAACATTAAAGAAAAATATTTGTATCAGTATTTTGAGGATTTCTGGTGTCGATGGGTTGGTTGATTTGGGCTTGATTAAGATCATTTAAATTAGCTACAGTTTCTTGTTGTACGACAAACTGAGCTTGGCTGAATCTTTTCTTATCTACTGTAAGGTCTTTTTGAGGGATATCAGGAATGATATACCCCATTAGATTTACATCAAAATTAGCTCTAACAGTACGATCTTTCCCAGCACTTACTTCAGTTACTGTAGTGAAGGAATTAATAGTTGCTTTAAATTTAAATCTTTCGGGATTTCCCCAATATGAATCTGCAGCATAATTTACAGATTCAATTATTTTATTTAATTGTTCTACATAATATGTGTATACTATGCAGCTATAAGTCATTTGAACGTAGTTGGGGACTACAATAGTATGAAATTCTCTAACAGGAACCCTATTATTAAGAATATTAAACTTATCATACGCATTTTGTTTATTATAAGAAGTTTGCGAATAAGCTACGTTAACCGGGTGGTTAGCATCCAATTTATTATACTGCCCCTTAATAGGAGTAAGTGAATTACGTTTAAACATAATTACAGGAGACATAAGTTTACCTCTCTGGTCTCTCATGTATCCATCACGTTGGACTGTTTTCCATCTTTCAGGAGAACCATATATTAAAGGAACTTCAATACGTTGTCCATTCTGCATTACAAAAGGTTTAATAACATTTTGAAAGTAATACATTATAGACTCATCTATATCCTTAATTCCTACTGAAAAAGGCTTAGCAGTGTCATCTCTAAGAGATGTTTTATTACCTCTATTTAAATCTTGAGGTTGGTTTGGATTACCCCTTGCAGTATCAAAGGGTTCAATAAAGCTATTAGCTATCTCTGCTTGAGTTTTTGGTATTGGTATTCTTCCTTGTGTAGCCATTATAATCTTTCTTTAGTTATGCCGGGTTTATCACCAGGGACATAATGAGTTTCACAAATAATAGAAAAATTAGATCCAAAAATTTCTAAGCCTGGGTTGAGTGGATTTACATTATATGGGTAATCCGGGTCTTTACCTACAATAAATTGGTTAGCATTAGTGTTTTCTATCTCATAGTAACCTCCATAATATAAAATTATATCTCCTACTTCGGGAACTAATTTGGCATCTTGTAAATCTTCACGAAGAAATCTAAAGGTAATGGGCCATTCAAAATCAGGAAGACCCATATCATCTATGGGGTTTGCTTGGACTTGTCTTTCAATTAAACAATTGAATAAAACCGGCCCATCGTAATACTTATCTTCAGCAGATTCACCATATATGTTTATAGTAGTCTGGTTTAGGTTATATTTGTAAAATGCACATTCTTGGGTTATAATATTCCCTAACAACTCTCTATTGACAGTTGTAAATAAATTTACATCTCGTGTTCGTCCAAAAAATGCCATTAGCCTATAAAGATTGTCCAGGGTGCTGCACTAAGATCCTTTTGTATAAACTCGGCGTTTGCTGCTTTCTTTTCTAATAACCTATTTCTTGATGTTTCTTCTAGATATGCTCTTAATCTTTCAATTAAAGCTGTTTTATCTGTAGTGGCGGATTGGATTAGATCTGCCTGGTTGAGGGTTACTTCAGCTCCCGGGATAGGTACTGTTGTATATTTACCTCTTACATAACCTAATATTTCTTTAGATAGAGCTAAAGTGTATTCAAATATCCATTGTCTGCCAATAGAATTAATGTATGAATAAGTTGGATTTGTATAGGGTACTGTGGAGATATCTGTTACTACTCCTATTCCCATACTTCCAGATACTACTGCCCTATTTCTATCAGTTTTTAAAATGTATTTAAAACGTAGCTTTCCGGGACCATTAGGAATAGGGAATATTCTTAGTTGATTATTTATTAATTCAAAACTATAGTTAGATCTTCTAATAGTATCATTAAGCTCAATAGCTTGTAAGACTTGTAAGTCATAGTTAATGGGCATCATCATGAAATTGATACCCGGAGACATGTTTCCAAATCCGAATTGGTCCATCATCCCTCCTACATCAGAACCTCCAACACCTGCGTAGGGGTCAAAGAATCTTACAATAGCGGGAGTAGATTCATAAAATATTTGTTTAATTTCTAAATTGCCTGCTTCTATACCTGAACCCGTTGCCCAGGCTGTCATGTCATAAGTTTGAACATTAGCTGATAGATCGAGGCTACCATCTCTCCAAGTTACAGTACCTCCTACACCTGCTTCTTCACCATATTGTTCAGATAAACGAACAATTCCTGCTAAGTTAGGTTGTTGTAGTTTATAATTTAATAGTGATCCCGTTGTCGACCCCTCTAGTGAGAGATAGTTTTCACTCGCTTGAAACGCGTATACTTCATTACCATACGTGGTTACTGCTTCCTCAAACGCAGCATAAAAGCTAATATCTTGCAATTCAACATCTGTTAAAGGGTATCCTAAACGGCGAGCACAAAATACAGATACGGCATCAGCATCAGTTTGGAATTCAACATCACTGTCATAAAAACCGAATGGTGTTTCACCCGGGGCAAATGAAGATGAACCGGGCCAGATGGGAGTATTGGGCATGTTGTTTTGTTATAAATATAGCAGGATTTTAAAGGAGGTTAGGTTTTAATTATTTATAAATTAAATAGGGTACCATTCATTAGGATTAGGAGGGTAAGGGATACGTACGTCATCTCTCCAATACCAATCACTAATCCCATTAATCAATTCAATATAATCAGCAAGGGATTGTTCATCATTAAAAATACTTAAAAATTGTTGACCTGTGGTTAATGTTTGTTCAGGTTCTATATAACCAATTTGTTGGGGTGTTAGCTCAATTCCATTAGAATATGCAACCCAAAATTTGGGTCCTGTTTCTTCTGTGCATTGGAAAGTAGTAGTAGTTAATTGCATTTTTTAATTTAAAGATTATTGACCATTATCACCCGCATCTAAAATAGTCCACCCGTAAGTACCGGTAAGAGTGTTTCGTGCAGAACTTGCAATGGATCCTGAGTATTGGGTTAAATTAGCCTCAAGGGTTACATTAGATTGTATATTAGGAGCTTGGGCAGCCCATCCTATAAGAATATTACTATAGTTTTCGTCTGAAAGGTTAGGTACATTTCTAAACATTCTAGACATATTAGTTACACCACTTATATCCCAACTTCCTAAATCTTGGTTAAATCCAGTTCCTGTAGGGGCACCAAATCCTGCTCTAAAAAACATATCTTGAAATGTAGTAGCGGCACTTGTGTTCCAATTAGATATATCTTGATCAAAATCACGACAATCATAAAACATACTAGTAAAATTAGTAACATTAGATACATCCCAACTGCTAATATCTTGATCAAAAGCATCGGCATTATAAAATACCCGTTGCATACTTGTTAAATTACTTACATCCCAACTTGATATATCCTGATTAAAAGATGTTGCATTAAAAAATATAGTATCTATAGTAGAAACATTACTAATAGAACTTGACCAACTTGTGAGGGGTTGATCAAAATTAGTACAACCATTAAACATTCCATAAAGAGAACCCCCAGAAATATTCCAATTATCAATATTTTGGTTAAAGCTAGAACAATTTTCAAACATTTCAAAAAATGTAGTTCCGCTAGAAACATCCCAAGTTGTAACATTTCCATTAAAAGCAGTGGCACCTGTAAAAACTTCAGTAAAATTAGTAATGTTACTCACATCCCACCCTGAAAGGCTTTGGTTAAATGATGTAGCTCCTTGGAACATTCTACGCATAGAAGTAGCAGTAGAACTTAAAGTCCAATTACCTATGGGTTGGTTAAATACGGGGGCGAAATTAAACATAAATTCATAGGTTGACGCGCTACTGACATCCCAATTTGATATATCAGCATTGAATATAGGATTTTCTTGAATAAATCTTAGGAAATCTGTAACATTACTCACATCCCATAAAGAAACATCAGGATTGAATGATATTCCTGCAAACATGTAACTCATAGCTGTTAAAGAACCCACATCCCAACTACTAATATCTTGATTGAATGAGGAGGCATTTAGGAACATGGACCTCATATCCGTTACACTACTTACATCCCAACCTGAAATATCCTGGTTAAATGAAGTAGCTCCGTTGAACATCGCATTCATTCTAGTTATTAAACTTGTATTAAAATTTACAATCTCGGGATTATTATAAACAGTATTTCCGGCAAATAGTGAGTTAAATGAAGTTACATTACTAATGTCCCAATTAGATATAGATCCTGTAAATTGGGTATCTTGAAATACTCCCTCCATTGCGTATGGGGGTGAAGTACTTGAAAGTCCTATGGTAGCATGAAAATTAATATTTGGGTTGTCAGATCCTTGTGCAAATTGTCTAAAGTCTCCTGTTATAGGGCTCCCAGAAGTACCCCAAGAAGTAAAATCACCTACAAGAGAATTATTATTTATAAAGGTTTGATAATTACCACCTCGAGGAATATCTTTAGATCCAAAATTAGGAACATCCGTAGCAGTCATATACCAGTTTTCACAATTTTGAAAAATTTTATCAGAAAGATATATTTTTACAGGACCCCAAGATTTTACATTTATTAATTTAAGCCTATCATTAGCAGCAGTTGCTGTACTGCCATCTTGGGCTGCCCATGAAATATGGTCAACCCCATTAGAAATATTTTCAGAAATAATGATATCATATATCCCAACAGAATTATACGTGTGAACAACTTCAGATTGATTCCAAGAAGTGATATTATCAGAGGTACCATCACCCCAAGAAACACTAAAATCATAAGTTCCTGTAGATATTGTGGGAAGTCTATATTGAAATATTGTGGTACTTCCAACTTCAGTATTTCTAGTATCTATAGTAAAATTAAAAGGTAAAACATTTGTTGATGTTCTTGGATAAGCGGCAGCAGATAATTCAAAAAGAAAAGCCATTATCAAGTAGTTGCTCGTTCACCTGTTAAAGTCCATGTATTAGTACTGACTCTTTTTAAAGCTATAACAGCATATTGACCTGACGTTACAAGAGTTGCTGAGGAATTAATTGTAACTCCGCTCCCTGCTGCTATAGTAATAGGAAAGGCATTACCCTGTTCAAAAGCTACTTCACATGAATCAGGCCATGAAACATCTGATTGGGGAGGGACTGTGTAAGTAGCTCCTGGGGAGGAAGGAGAACATTTTATATAGGTTAAATTATCACTTAAAGCAAGTGTTCTTCCTGTACTTTCTAAAGAAACTGAAAAAGAAGTACCAGCTTGCCCTGCGGGGCCTGCTGGTCCAGCAGGACCTTGTAAAGCGGGATTATCTACTTTAGTTAATTGAAAATATCCTTGTTGGGCGTTGCAAGTACCGCTTGCTGCATAGTTAGCTACTTTAATTTCTATTTGTTCATTACCGCCAGGACAATAAATAATTCTAGAAAGAGTACAACTAGCCTCATCAGCCCCACTAGCATTTCTTATATAACCATAAGCTCTACCTTGTACTTCAACCCCATTAATAAAGATATTCATTCCAGGAGTAGTTCTTGCCCCACCTGTATTAAAGGCAACTGCAGCATCTACTTGGTAATATCCTGCTTCAGAAATAGTAATTACTGATGTATTACTCCCTGTTGAAGGGGTTAAAGAACTTCCTTGGTTGTATTCAATTTGGTCAAACTGAACATTTATAGGGGTAGTTACGTTATAGTTTACTGAAGTATTTATAAAAAAAAGTCCTGCGGACTTAAATGCAGGTTCTAAACCTAGATTAATAGAAGATGCTAAAGAAAAATCTACAATAGAACCTGATGTGATAAGTGAACCTGTAATGTTAGTATCTCCTATTACCTCTAAACTACCACTAATTATAGCACTTCCTGTATATGGGAATGGATCTTCATTAAATGATGATGTAGGTGTTGCAACCGCATTCCAGGTACTATCTCCTACCCAAGCATAACCTGGTTGGAGGTTAGGTATATCATTACTTCTCCCCGCTCCTAATACTGTTATTTCTCCATTATTGGCAACTCTTCCTACTCTAGCGATTTTTTGGATTAAAGCAGAACCTGTTGGTCTGTTAGGAGTTAAGATTCCTTCACCTACATATAAACTTTGATTAATTGAATACCCATTAGTATCAACCCCTCTTACGGCACCTAATAAAGTAGCATAACCCTGATCGTTGGCATTTAATGTTTGGTCTAAAATACCAATAGAGGGCATGGTGTTAGCTTCTGAAGCAGAAGCAGGGGCAATTTGAAATATAGAAGCTCCCTGGAAGCCACTTATGTATACAGGTGTTCCTATAGGTAAGGTTATCCCATATGTATTTTTTACATCTATGTTAGTTCTATCAGACCAATCAAAACTTAGATTACCACTACCATCAGTAGTAATAAATTGTTTTTCACCCCCATCAATAGCAGGGTAGTTAAGTCCTGAGGCTGTTAAGTATTGTATTTCTGTAGATCCAGTAACTACTAAACTACCACTAATTATAGCACTCCCTGTGTATGGGAATGTATCAGGGGAGTTTAAAGCATAAGAAGCTGTTAAAGCATAAGAGGCAGATATGGAGGAGGTGGATAATCCTGATTCTTTGGCGTAATCGGCATAAGAAGAGGATACTTCTTTTATAATCTCATGGGAAGCAGATACAGCATATTCAGCATAAGAAGCAGTTACCGCGTAAGAAGCACTTATAGGGAGAAAAACTGACCCAGTACCATCATATATAACAGTGCCATCAGTTTGTAATACCCTTTGATAAGTATTTTCTATATTTTGCCCTGTTAAATCAGGTAATGCCATTCTTAACCTATTTTAGACAACCCTGTTAATACTCCTTCAATGATGGTTTCCTTTTGATTAGAGGCAATTTCATTTTCTTGTAAGTAAGTACCAACAAGATTGTTGAGTTTATCTTTTTTAATAGAGAGATTTTCTAAATTAATATCTTCCTTAATCAACAACCGTAGTAGGGTAATGATATGTTCCCTTTCGTGGAGAGACACGCTATTTTTAACATTCTCTACAGAGACTGTAGGTTTTGATTCAGTTAAGACTTCTAAATCTTCTTGAGATTTAACTTCTACGGTAATCTTTCGTGAAGTATCTACTGTAAATTTTGATTTCCATGGGGTAAAATAAGTATCATCCGCAATTACTTCCAATTTGATATCTCCACTGATGTTTTCATCTAAGAGACCTTTTAATTTTTTAATAGGAATTTGGCATTTGCCTGTTGAACTTATAGTGCCCTTAAACATAAGGTTTAAGCCTTCAGATTCTACTAATAGACGTGCTTGACTATTCTTTAAAGAAGCCCCTTCTAATTTTATATTACACTCAAAGAGTTCGGTTTTGTCAGTAAATAATTTGTACATTATATGTCTATTTTTAAATCTATTCCTAATACTTCCTTAGCAACTAGCGCTACATCCGTAATACGTATTTGCCTTTCCTTTACCTCTTTAGTTTCTTTGTATTCTACGCCTTCTATTTGGCATATGAGTTTTATAAAGCGTTTTTTCTTTTTTTTATCTTTAAATACTTCACCATAAGCTCTTCCGGCTTGTATTACTTCTTCAACTAGAGCGCAATCGTCCCATGTAAAGGGGTTACGGCTTTGTCTTGCTCCAAATGGGTTAGTGTTCCAGGCAAAATTAGCATTACCCCATTCAAATGGTATTCTAGAAGACATTAATTATTATCCTAATGAAATTTTTAAGTTAACTCCATCTCTCCATACTTGGCCTATAAATTCGGGGTCTGATGTGGGTAAGCTTTGAGCATCTAAGAATATTGAAGCCGTATTGATTACTACAATATTTTTTCTACTTCCATCGTTAGTACCATTACTTACAATAAATAAAGCTTCATCGATTTTTCCTATCCCATCAGCATCACCGAATTTTGTAAATTTACCTACCGCAGTTGAGTAATCCCTTTGGGCAATTGTATTATCACCTGTAGAAAATGAACCGGTACCTTGGGCTCTTGATCCAGAACCTGCTGCAAATGAGTAAGAACCATTTGCTAGAGTTGTGAATCCTTGAGCATGTGATGATTCTCCTATAGCTAGTGTAAGGGTACCTTCAGCATGGGAAAAATCACCTGAGGCGGATGTGAAAGATCCTTCGGTATGGGATCCCCTTCCAAAGGCAAATGTATCGTACCCTTCAGCATGGGTAAATGATCCTGTTGCATGGGTGTTATAACCTCCAGCATGAGATCCCCTCCCTGAGGCAAGTGTGGCTTCGCCTTCAGTATGAGAGAATTGACCTGATGCTGTAGTTAGGTAACCTTCAGCGTGAGAGTAGTTCCCTAAAGTTTGGGTTTCACGGCCCTCAGTGTGGGAGTAAACTCCATTAGTTTTTGTAGTGCGTCCTTCAGCATGAGATCCTTCAGCCCCCGCTACGGTTCCATTTCCTTCAGCATGTGAATATCCTGCTTGTGTTATAGTATCATATCCTTGTGCATGGGAGTATAAACCTCCAACAATGTTAAATTGGCCTTGAGCTAAACTTCCTGTGATAACTACAGTTCGGGAAGAAGTAACATTTAAATTATCAGCGGTTATATACCAATCAGTATCTTCCCCTCCACTCCCCCCAGAAGAATATGAACCTGTATATTCGAATTGACCTGTTGTAGGATCATATACTACAACATTAGTACCACTACTATTAGTATCTTCAGGGATAGCGGCATATAAAGCACCACTAGCTGAGATGAGAGATGCTGTAAGGTCGTTTTTAAATTCAATGCCATTAGAATTAAATAAAGCTAAGTCACTTCTAGCTCCATCGCTAACACCGTTTCCTATAATCATTAAGGAAGTAGTATTATCATGGGTATTATATTTACCTTGAACGTGTTGAGCTGACCCCGATGCTATGGTATAAAATCCTTCAGCATGAGAGGAAACTCCTAGTGCTATAGTTCCAAATCCTTCGGTATGAGATGTAGCCCCATATGCTATAGTTAAGTAACCTTCAGCATGGGAAGCTTCACCACTTGCTATAGTTTCTTTACCTTCGGAATGCTGTCCTCCTCCTGATGAGCCTGTGGTTAGAGTATTTAGACCTTCAGCATGTGAATAAAATGCAGAAGCTGTGCTATATGATCCTTCAGCGTGGGCATAAGCACCAAATCCATATACTGTAGGGCCTAAGACTGCATCCGTAGAAGGATTAGTTGTTGTGTGATGTCCTTCAGCATGAGAGTAGTATCCTGCTATTGTTTGGAATCCTGTAGTTAGAGAGTTAGATCCTGAGATTTTACTTTGGTAACCTAAGTTAGCAAAAGAAGAAAAAGAAGATGTTCCGTTATTGTACATCCATATTTGATCGTTTCCTGAAGCAAGGGCACCCAAAAAGGTTTCATCTGCAAAGGGACTTAAGGGAAAGATACCTCCCCCTGATCCTGTTTCTCCTGCTCCCAGCACAAGGTCTCCTAAAGATAAAATGCCTGGGGAATTAGATTTAACTATAATAGATCCTGTTACTTCGATACTCCCAGAAGGAATATGAAGATTTCCATAAAGTGTGTTAGTACTAGAAGAACCACTTAAACCTATTAAAACTTGAGAGCCTGTAAGGTCTAATAAAAGGTTTGATCCTATAGATGTATAAATTCTATCTGGGCCTAGTCTGAAGTAGCTAGTATCAACCCCTTCAGAAAATATTGCTTGAGTTGTAATCCATGAACCCGAATTAATTCCCCCTTTTGATCCTGTAGAAGCGGATTTACCTTCTTTTATTGAGTCTAACTCCGCTTTAGTAAAAGAAGATATATTTGACCCCGATACAAAATTTATAGATCCATCGGATACATAAATTTCGCTCCATGCCGAGTTAGGTCCCCCTAAACTAAAAGAAGAAACGGTTTCACCCGGTGCGGTATTGGGTATTATACTACTTGAGATATAAATAGTGCCTGAGATAAATTGGCTTCCTGTTGGGGAAGAGCCTGTGTTTCCAGTTTGGGCCTCTATTATATCATATAAGGTGTTAACTGAGGTTTTGGTTTCGTTAAATATAGATGCACTAACCTCACTGTTAGATCCAGAGTCTGCTCTATTAGCCCATTCAATTTTTGCCATGTTAAGTCGATTTATTTATAAATATTAGAAAATGGGGTTATCTTCATAATAATCACGTAAATCTTCTACAATTTCATTGCGGTGGTTAGATTGGAGTGTAATAGCTTCAAGATTTTTAATTTTTCGTGATGCTTTGTAAAGATATTTAAATCCAGAGTCTGATTTTTTCTTTAAATCTGTTTGGTGAGCATCACCACATACCATCATTTTGGACCTTAAACCCAGACGTGTTGTAATCATTTCCATTTGATCGTGGGTTACATTTTGAGCTTCATCTACAATAACACATGCATCTAAAAATGTTCTACCTCTCATAAATGAAACAGGTACAATTTCTATTTTACCATCTGCTATAAGTTTTTCGATTTTAGCCTTATCATATAACATAAATAAATTTTGATAAATAGGTTGCACCCAGGGGTCCATTTTTTCTCTTAAATCACCTGGGAGGAAACCGATTTCTTCTTTACTTACTGTAGGACGAGTAATAATGATTTTGGTGTAGATTCTTCTAAGTAAACCATCTAAAGCTACTTGACAAGCTAATAGGGTTTTACCTGATCCTGCTTGACCCGCTAATAGTGTAATTGTGTTGTCTAGTATTAGTTGTTTTGCTTCTTTCTGTTCATCGTTTAATTGTATTTTAAACTTTATAGGGTTTTTTGCTACTTTTTTTTCTCTAAAAATTTCTTTAGCTTCTTCGGTCGTATTGAAATGGGTCATTATTAAAGTTAATTTTAACTAGTTTATCTAATCCGGCGTTTACATGCATTTCATTCTCTAAAACAAGGTCAAAGTTAAATCTATCATCCAGTGGTAAAACTAGGTCAACTTGTGAGCCCCATCTTATAAGTGAAAAACGTTCATTTTGTGATACAGGTGAATTCTGGTCATTAATGAAGGGAGCTATAACATTTACGTCCTCGTCTGCTATTTGGACTAAGTAATAAGTATAATCTAATTGTGGAGAGTAAATTTTATTCCACATTCTTTCATTATACTTAAGATATTCTAAATTATTAGGGTTAATAGCAGCATTTAAAATATCTTTTTCTATAGCTAACATAGGTTTGTTAGTAGATTCTATAGGATCTAAACCTTTATATTGTAATATACCAGGGTAGGGTATTCTATTTATATGAACATCATAAAATGACATAAATATGCCAATTACAAGAGAAGGTTTATCGTAAGTTTTATCCCCAAGTACATCTTGAATTGTATAATTCATACCCTTAATTTCTACTATAGGGTCAGTAGCGTTTTGAACTACCTTTTGATATAAAATTGTTCCGTCGGCTGGGGAGTAAAAGTGTCTGTGGTCTACATAGTTAGGGCGCATTGGGTCTCTAAAAAAGAAAGTATTTGATAATTCACCTACTTCCAATTTTGATAATTCTGCAACCTCCCCCTCTAACCAGTCTTCTAAATATTGAGCCATTATAGGAGGGATTTATCGTAATCTACATAATTCAAATGCATTATCATACAGCTTAACATAGCTCCTGACTTCATGTATTCTGAGATATTGAAAAATACTGGTTCGAGTCCTTCGTTAAAGCAGATTTTTTCTAAGCTTTCAATTTTATGTTTTTCTGCTTCATAATTTTCATCTGCTCTAGTCATTTCAGAAATATTTGAAGCACATAAAATTGTGTTGCCCAAACGTACTGAATTTGCCATTCCGTTAAGGGCGTCGTCACCTTCTATGTTTATTACGTCAGTATATTGTGATAATTCAGCTAATTCAACATCATCATATAGTTCCGTGCAAACCAATGTTTTTTCTTTAGTTAACGGGAAAATAGAACAATCTAAGTGGTATAGATATTCATCAACCATCTCAAGTTTAATGATTTTCATACCAAATTCTTTTTCCATCCATTCATAGGCTTGAATATCTGAGCGCATTCCATAACCCCCTACATAAACATTGTCATAGAGATATTTTAAATCTGCTTCACCTTCCCATTTAAAGGGACACATATGAACTTTATAACCCATGGATTCAAAAAATGGTTTTCCAACTTCTTCTTCCCCTTGTCGAGGTTCAGAAGTAAAGTTTGCCATAATAATATTATTTGAATCTTTAATATGAGGTAAATAAATACCTAAATTTGCTACATATACCAAATCTTGGAAATCTCCATCAGCGGGTAGTACATAAGCTAAGCTATTGCCTGCTACAAATTGATATAAATCTAAAAATTGACGATAAGCAGTTCCTTTATTTATTTTAAGTGCTTCTTCTTCCATTTCTTGCATCCAAATATTATTGGGGTTTGCAGTAGATAATGTGAAGGGAAAATTCATAACGAATGCCGGTATAGGCAGTTGTGAGGGGGTCTCTTTCATTTTATATAACATTTTTAATTACGTGTATACATATAGTATACTACTAGAGAATAAAAAAGCCCCGCATAAGCGGGGCTTTCTCTTAGTATATTCTAAAGTCTAATTAGAGGGTATTCAAACCGTTCACATAGATCTTAGCATAGTATTCAGGTCTTAACATCTTCTTAGCATAGCGAGTCAAGAGGCCTTTACGTGGAGTGAAGGTCTGTGGATCGTATACAAGAGGAGTCATGATCAATGGAATATAAGGAGCAAAAGTAGCACCTGTTTCCAAGAACTGAGAACCTCTAAATCCTAATAGGATAGTGTTTTCAGTCATATATGGGTTCTTATAAACATCAAACTTGGTGTTTAAGTTACCTACTTTTTGGATACCAAACGCGTAGTTCATAGTATCAGCATCCGCTCCATCTGTAGCAGCAAATCCTGGGATTGATTCCAAGATAGTACCGATTGTTGGAGAACATACCATAAAGTTAGCGCCTCCTCTCAAAGTTAACTGGTGGATCTTGTTAGATACCTTGTTTAACTTAGTACCTAGAGTTTGGAACCATTGGCCTTGAGTATTATAGAAAGTACCATTGTTGGTTTCACCATTAGCATCAAATGTTTCATTGTTCCTAGCTGACCAGTAGTCAGTAGTAAGAGCATTTTCAATTAACATACCTAGGATCTCCAAATCAATTTCAAGAGCAATGTACTCACTCATGATGCTTGTCAATTCAGCTTCAGCATCCAAAGAATGGTAAGCGTTCAAATCTTGAGCAAATTCTGGAGTCCATACAGCCTTAAGTTTCTTAGTCTTAGCAACGATTGCTTCAGACTTCATCTTAATGTTGATTTCTGGGATATCGATCGGGTTGTTATTTCCGTTCAAAGTGGTGTTACCATCTTCGAAATCACCTCTTCGGTTATCCTGTGGTGCCTGTACATAAGTGATAGTAAAGGCAGTTGGGTCAGTGGCACCCGCGGTACCTTGAACGTATAAAACAATATCATTAGCACTTCCTGAGGCATAATTGTATTGAGGAATATTAACTCCAACACTAGTACCGTCTACAACGAATCCTCTAACACCATCAAGGTCTGGGAAGGCGAATGATGATGAGTTGAATACTAGTCTCTTTAAGGTACTAGCAGTTCCTGCAATAGAAGCAGATAACGCTGAGTCGAATCCAACTTCGGCCCATGAGGCTGAGCTGATACTCGCAGCGGTTGCAATTGGGCCTGATGAAGTTACATTGGTAGAGTAAGTCCACTTACCTGCACCGTATAAACCATCAGTAGGGGCACCCTCAGTGTTAGTAACACCATACATAGAGCCTGCACCAAATACATCACCACCTACATTGAATTTAGAACCAGACTTAGCTGTTCCATATTGAAAATCGAGGAAGAAAACAAGTCCTGAAGGTAAGCTCATAGGTTGAACACTTACGAAATCTTTCGCAGCAATCATACCGAATACTTTTCTTACCAAAGGAAGAGCAACTCCTGCCCATTGTTCACCTGTTCCAGGAGTAAATGAAGCACCTGCTACACCACCACCAGTTTGTGAAGATTCAACAACAAGCTGTTTAGCTTGGTTTTCGAGAATCAAAGCCATATTGTTTTTGTCAGTCTCACTATTGAGTCCTTCTAACAATCCTGTCTGATTCCATTTGTTAGCTAATCTAGCGGAGTCCGATTGGACGTTTTTCCACTGATTTGCGCTCTCTAAAAGAGAATTTAAATTTGACATTTTGTTTGTTTTTAAAGTTTAAAATTAATTAATACCTGCTAATCTTTTAAAGCGTGACACCATAGCATCCTCTGGAATGATATTCTCAGTTAGAGGGCGTTTTGGAGCTACACCTGCAGGCTTGGAAGCCATACCCATTGCTTCTCTTATATTAGACTTAGGAGATTTAACAACTAAGTTTTCGCTAAGAGTAGAATAAATAGCTTTAGCTTCTTTTACTGTTTCGGCTCTATCAAAAGCCTTTAAAACCTTAATTTTCTGATTTTCTGTTAAGGTTTTAGCCTTGAAAATCTTATTAGTATAGAGTAACTTGGAATTTAATAAATTGACTTCATTAAGTTCAGAACGTAAATGAGAAATTGCGGATTGGGATTCTTTAAGATCTTTTTCAAGCTTCTTCTTTTCATCAGCCTTTCCATCTAGATAGCCTTCTTCTTCGGCATCTGTTCTAGCATTTTCTTCCAATTCAATTTCTTCAGTATCAGTAACATCAACTGTTACGTCTACATCTTCAATTTCCTCTTCGTCATCAACAAATTCAACAGCGTCTCCGCCTGCTTCTAAGTCGCCTGAGGATACCATGTCTTCGATTACATCTTCGATCATAGCTTTTAATTCCTCTTCACTCATATCGTCCAGATCAATTTCATCATCGTCCTCACCTGCTTCTTTGCCCTTTTCGTATTCAAACTTGTCTACGTCAGCGCGTTCAGCTTCTGATTCCTCTGATAAATCTTCCTTTTCGTCTTTCATGCCATCTAAATAGCCCTCTTCTTCGGCATCTGTTCTAGCATTCTCATCTAAACCTTCTAGCTCAGCTAGAATTTCATCAAGGTTGAATTCCTCATCGAGTTCCTCTTCCTCTTTGATTTTTCGCATCTTCATAGTTTCGGCTTCCGCCTTATTATCGTAAGTGCGATCATCTCCTTCTGCCTTTTCTTTTTTAGTCATGTATTCTTTCTTTTCGTCGAGTTCCTCCATTTCGTGGATTTTCTCAGAAAGCATGTCTTTAAGATGAGGTGTGAAGGCTTCTTCTAAAGCTGCTTTCGCATTAGCGATAGCAGTTTCTCTGACAGCTTTTGCATCAGCAATAGCTTCTTCTAACAAATTTCTATTTGCCATTGTTCCTAAATTTTTTTGGAAAATACGCTTATTCTGTAGAAGCGTAATAGTGATTAATAATTTAAATCAAATGTTGTATAGACTGACAACATATTCTTGTGATAAATATATAGAAAAAAAGAGAGACACAATTTCTTGCATCTCTCTTACTCTTCTATACCTAGAAAAAATTATATAATAGGGCACTGTCCATTATTACAAAGGATCTCTGTAATAATTTCGTTTATTTTATGATATGTGTTGGGAACCGTAGTAGAGGGGTCTAAACCTTCACTTATAGGGTGGACATATGCTCCTGGGGTAGAGGGAGTTGATACAAAATCCCAACATAGTAATTCGAAATCATCTTGTACTTCTTGGACTCCATTAGAATTAGGTTGTAAACTACCCATTCCTCTAGATGAAACACCGACTGTAATCCCGTTTCGGAATAACTCTGTTAGAATATTACCTGATGGGGTGGGGAGGATTTCAATAGTGCCTACTACATCATCACCTTCCCAACGGATATTTTTTATATTATGTGAAACATTTTTTAAATTGATAATAGAGGAATCAGGGTGATCTAATTCACCTAATGCTCTATTTTCTTTAATAGGACCATCAATATAGTTTTTTACTTCTCTTTCTAAAATTTCTCTAGGATAGTACCTACCATTACCGTTTTTTGTTTCGGCGGTTTGTAGTCTACCCTCAACTATTAAATTACCATTATCCGTTTTAAGGGCTTCGGTAATTGCTTGGGGTGCAATTTTAAAAAACTGAGTATCTATGAGGGTCTGTCTCATTATCCCATAGTATTAGCGTCAGCCGTTACTTCCATTAACTTTTTTTCTAATAAAGCAACTTCTTTTTGGACTGATTGTACTGCTGATTGGTTAATGAATTCAGAAATAGATTCATCTTCGTTTACCATAAGAGCACTTTTTCTTTCAGCAATAGCTCTTTCGTAGATTTTAGCTTCAACTCTTTTTTTAGCTACTTCTCCTAGACGTTTTGCTTCTTTCATAATGTCTTTCATACCCATTCGGCCCTCTTTCTTAGCTTCTTTTTTCTTATCTTTCTTTTCGTCTTTCATGCCATCTAAATAGCCCTCTTCTTCGGCATCTGTTCTAGCATTCTCGGATAAATAAGCTTCAAATTTAGTTTCATAAGAGGTTTGTTTGCGTTCTGCAAATGGGTTTCCTATTGAGGGGATACCTGCTACTGCTTCTTCTAATAGTTCTTTTAATTGTTCGGACTTTTTCATGTTATTTTCTTTTATATCTCCATAGCCGGAGGATTTATGTTCACCTTTAGGTTCTTCTTGTAATTTAGATTCTTCATAACCTATACCATCAACTTGAAATGCTGCATTTTTCATATAGTATGTAGGGTCTTCTCCTAATTTTTTAACTACTATGTCTATAGCTTCATCTTTGTGGAGTTTAGGGTTTTGTCTAATTTCAAAAGATACCCCATTATGAAGCTGGCCAGGGTTTAGATTATTAAAAAGTTTATGGTCTTCATAATCCCACCCTTTAGTATCCTGCTCGTTTGCTTTTTTAGTAGCTTTCTTTTTAGTAGCTTTCTTTTTAGTAGATTTCGTTTCCGCTTCTGCTAAATAGTTTTTAAAATTATATATGATATTGCTTGACATGGTGATAAATATTAATCTTTATACAAATCTATATAATCAACGGCTTTAGATTTTTTTCTAAGTTCTTTTTGATTAACGGGTTTGTATCCTATTGAGGTGTATTGAGAGGTATTGGCTTTACCAAACGCATAAGGAGTATTGTACCCCATTCCTGCCATTTCTTTAATGCTACTTTTTACTAAGGAGTATTGATCCGGATAATTTTTTCTAAAATAAGTCCTAAATGAGTTAAATGTATCAATTACTTGGTTAGCTTCTTTTTGAAAGGGTACATCTCCTTTTAAATCGGGGCTTGAATAAAGGGATTTAGCTGAGTTTTTGGCTTGTCCTAGATTTTTATATAAGTCAACAAAACTAGCTAAACGCAATACTAGATGTTCTTTGCCTCCTCCTTCTGATTTATATTTGGGGTTATATTTGTAATAAGTAGCTAAGTTCGGGCTAAAGAAATCTTCTTCAACATTAACTTCCCCATACCGATCTTCAACCCTTTTAAGGAATTCAGGTGATAAATCTTTAGGTTTAATAATTTCAGCCATTATTTAGTTGTTTTAGATAATTCCTCAGTTAATTCATAATACTGTAGGAGGTTAATTAAATCATTATTGTTAATTCTTGAACCTTTATCTATTTCTTTAAGCAATTTTACTACTTCCAACAATTTAATTTTAGTAACACTATCTTCTACTTTTTCAGCTTGAGTATTTAGTGTCACTTTCACTTCAGCAATTTTAGTATTATATATTTCTTTTAAACGTGGAGTATTATCAATAGAGTTAATGAATTCTCTAAGAATTTCTTTTTGCCCTTCATTTAAATTAGAGTATTTACCATTAAATTTTTCAAGCATTACTTTGTAAGTAAGAATTCTTAAATCTTTATCATACTTACCAAATTCTTCTATTAAGTTTTCTTTAACTTTTTTTTCATTTACTATTTTTTCTGTTAAGTTTTCTAATATAGTTACTTTATTAGAAATAATTTCATCAGTTTCAGATAGTTTGTCTGAGTTGTAGATTTCTACTAATTTATATAATGCAGCGTATCCTTTATAATTAGGAACTTGGTGTTTAAAAAATTCCTCTAAATTATAATTTTTACGAATCTCGTTTATTAAATTGTATTTTTCCCTTCTTAAGGTACTCCTATTTAATTTTCGAGCAGCTTCTAATACAGTATTTAGTGTAATTTCAGCTTTGGTTTCACTAATATTTTTATTTTTAAATAAAGTTTCGTAAAGTTTATATTCTTTTCCTAATTCAGTCTTAGCAAATGATTTTTTTAGAATTTTAAGTGAGGCAGATTCACCTCCTGATAGGGCATCAGCAGTTATCTGTCTTACTAAAAGCTCAAATAAAAGGCCGGTGTTTTTATACTTAGAATGTTTGATTCTCATCGATGGGCTTTTTTATAAATATATAAAGATTTTCACTCCTTTAAGTTACCTTCATCTAATAATGACTCATCTTGCTCAAATACTAATTGTTTGCGATTAACAGGTATTTTTTTAAGCATATCTTTATTCTGCAGATATGTTGTTTTGGCTTCTAAAGCTAAAGGAGAATTTCCTTTATATGTAGATTTTCTAGAATCAGACTCATTTTCAACACCTTTCATAGCCTTTACACCTAATCTATCTTTACCAAAGGCGTTATCTTGAGTATTACGATTTGATGAATTTTCTTTGGGTCTGCCTAGATCACTTTGATTATAATCAGTAGGTACATTATCAGGTTCATCATAATATCTACCTTTACCATACATAGTAGCTAAATCATGTGGAGTACCATATGAAGCTCCGGTTTCTTGAGGATCGTTTCCTTCGGTTTCGATTTGCGCGTTACGGAAGGCACGTTTAGCATCCTCTCTAACCAAATCTCTAAATTCTACATACTCATCTTCACTCATATCAAACAGGTGATCATAAATAAAGTCTGTAGGGAATAGCTTAGTCTCCATCATTTGAGCTGCTAAGTCCATTTTTTCTTTCATTAATACAACTCTCTCCTGTTCATAAATGATAGAAGGTATAGTTAAATTAAGTTCGAAATTTGTTAATTCTTCCCCATCATAACCTTGGGTGTAGAGGTGAACAACTGCAATTTTATATAATTCTGAGAGAACGATCTTTTGGATACGTTCTACAGTGCGTGCAAATCTAATATCTTCTGATGCTAAAGTTGCTTTACCTCCTGTGTTTTCATCATATCCTAAAAATGCCTTTGGTACTTTAAGAGCTGCAAATAATTTATCTCTTAAGTATTCAACGTCTTGAATTCCATCATATTGTAAGCCTGGGGTGGTATCAATTTTAGTAGTGGTGTCATTACCTCTCATAGGAATATAAAAATCCTCTAACATGTTTTGCATGTTATATTTGAGATTATAGTCCCCAGTTTCTTGATCCATATAGGGAGTGCGTTTCATTTTTGAAATAGTCTTCTGCATGAAGTTTTCTATTTCAGCAGGTGGTATAGCTCCTACATTTATATAAAAAATACGTTTTTCAGGTGCTCTTACAATTCTATGTACTAACATAGCATCCTCCATTAAAACATACTGTTTAAAGAGTTTACGTGCGGGTTCTATGTAGCTTCTACCATATGGGAGGTAGTTTACATCTGAGAGTAGTCTAAAGTGGGCAATTTCATAATTGTCAAAGTAAATAGCATTCCGATTGTTATAGTCTGAAGTTGAGGTTGAGGTTCCATAGTAACCCCCGTATTCACCACCCCCACTTAACCCATCAGGATCAAATTTAAATTTGACTTCTACATCATGTTTATTTTCTCCAATTTTTTCTTCTCTTATGATATTATAAGCAGTATAAGGTATAACATTATATACACCAAATTTATCTGCTATTTCCAATTTAAGAAAAAAGTCACCATACTTACACATTTGGCGAACCCACATCCATAAATTAAATTCTATATTTAATACATCATAAAATAAATTATATAGAATTTTTTGTAAATGCTCATCAGAACTTTTTATTTGGATCACCTCACCCATTGAATTTTTAAGAGTGGATTCATCAGCTATTATATCAAGGGCTGATGCTACTATAGCATCAGTATCCATAGCTTCGTAATCCCTATAAAGTTGTGGTCTAAGGGTTTGGTAATTTATTCCAGGGTTGTAAATTCCTATTGAGTTAGTAGTATACAAACGATTGTACCTATCAACCATGGAATTAGTTTCTAATTGACCTGCTTGTTGAAATTCATCAAAGTCTAAAACTTTAAGTTGATTTCCTCCGGTATTGCGGATTATTACATCCGTAGAGAATAATCTCTTTAATCTTGTAAATATGCTTGTATCGGCCATAGTATATTAAATATACGAATAAATATTACAAAAGCCAACTAAAATCCTCAGTTCCCCCTTTTCCATCATCCATAGTATAAGGATTATCTAGTCCTGTAGAGAAGTAAGCTCCTTGGTAGTTGGTTGTGGTTTTTGAAAAGGATCCTAAAGCTGCCTTTGTTATATCTACTCCGTGTTGTTTAAATTTTAATGCTGTGTCTCTAACGTATAATCCCATACCAAAACTCATAATTAAATCGTCATTATAGCCTCCTTGAGCTTCAGCCCTGCCATGTTTCCATATAAACGTTTTCATTTCTTCTAGTAAGCGTTTTGATTGGATTGTAACACCTCTATCTGCTACATATTCTTGAAATTTACCTATTACCATAGGGCGAGTTCTTGTTGACATAGTAAAACCTGCAGTCATACTTGAATTATTTTCATAATTTTGTAAATAAGAATCTACATTTATATTATCGGATTTAGGTGAGTAGTATAAATTAGAATAATTACGTTCAATAATAGTTTGAATTGTACTCCATCCAATGTTAGCATTTTCCACTATGAGTAGGGCATTGTTATATTCGGTAGCAATTGCTGTAAGAATATTACCAAAGTCTTTAGTACCTACTTGGCCTTTATATTCACCTACTTGAGTAGCCGATTCTACATCAAAAATGTGAAAAGCTGAGTAATCCTTACCATCTCCTCTAGCTACGTCTGCTGAGATAAGGTATTGTCTTGAATAATCGGCTGATTCCCAAATCCATAAATTTTGGTCTGCACCTCTTCTTTCTAAAGGTTCTTTAAGTGTAGATTTTTCTATAAATTCTAGATATTCAGGGTAAAATACAATGTCACCTGAGGTGCTAAAGTCGCAGTCACATTCTTGTGCTGCCATTCTAGGATCTCCTAGTAGTTCATCTTGTCTATCTCTCCACACTTGGTCTCGTTCAGGGTGGACATACCAAGGTAATTTAATAGGTAAGAATTCATTTTCTGAGGATTCTGCTCTAACCCATGTTTGGTGGAACCAATTTCCAGTACCATAAGGTGTTGAAAGAGCAATACACCCTCCACCAGTAGCGAGTGTTTGTTGAGCCGAGGCCCATATTTCTCCAATATTATCAATGAAGGCAGCCTCATCAATTAGCAAAAGGGAAACTGCTTCGGATCTACCTGCATCACTAGATGCTGATGTGGCTTTAATTTGAGACCCGTTTGTTAGTCGAAGGGTTAGTTTGTTGTTTTCTTCAAAATCTACTTTAAGCCAAGAAGGTAAATTTTCATACATAAATTTAACCTTTGTAACCATGTTTTTAGCGGTTTCTTGCTTGGTAGCTATGCATAAAATATTTTTATCTTCATGGAAAATCATCATCCATAGCGAGTACCCCGCAGATAGTGTTGAAATGCCTAATTGACGCGATTTTAAAATAATAGAATAAGGATTGTCTTCAAATAGTTTTAAGACTTTTTCTTGAAAAGGGTATAAATGGAACTGTATTCTACCCCTTTGTGGGTGTTGAATCATACAATACTTCTTCATGAAGTGTATAGGATCCTGGGCGCACTTTACATATTCTTGCCTTATTATTTTTTTAAGGTTACTCATTTAGGAAGTGTATAATCTACAGCATTTAAAAAAAGTATAGTGCCTACTACCCCTATCCAGGGTTTATTGTACCATTTATCTACTTGATTTAAACGTTTATCATACAATTCAATTTGTTCATTTAATAGTTGAACTTCTTGATTTTTATAAGATAATAATAAACTATCTTGTGTGGTTAAATTTTTAAGTAAAACCAATTCAGTTTCTAAATTAGAAATATAAATAGTTTTAATAGAATCTTGAGTTTGTAAAGTATCTAGGGCTAAGAAAAACTCCTCAAGTTCCGATGAAGGAATTTGAAGAGTATCTTGTGAATAGCAAATACTAGATATTCCTAATAGTAATAACGTTAGTAATTGCTTCATGATTTAGTTTTTGGACGGCCCGGGCCTTTTTTACGATATTTATCTTCAAAATTTTTAACCGTTTTTTTAGCAGTAGTAGTATCCTTAACTTTAGCTTTTATTTCGGATGTCTTAATTTTTTGATTTTTAATAGCTTTTTTAGTTTCTACTTTTTTAGTTTCTACTTTTTTAGCTTGAGTTTTTATAACTTTTATTTCTTCTTTATTATCTTTTATTTGATTTTTAGTTACTTTTTTGTTTTTAAAGTAAATAAAAGTAAACAAAAGTACGAAAAGTAAATTAATAATAACGTATATTTTCCAAGATTCCATGATTATAAATATTAATATTTAATAGTTTTTAAAACCTGGTTAATGCGTTCTTCAGTTGTTCCACTAATAGTATAAAAGACAGGACGATGTTTAGATAAAAGTTTTTGAATAGTTTTATCAATTTCATTTCTATATTCAATATTTGTTTCACGTACCCCATTATCTTCAATATCTAGTCCCTCTGGGGAGATATAGAATATGTAATCGTATTGGTAAAGGAAGCGCTTAGCATATGTTTCAAAGGCATCAGCATCTATATAACTCGTATAAGTAGCACAATTAGTAAAAGCCATTACATCAAGAATCGTTCTATCAGTAACAATTTTTTCTTGCATTAATTCAGTAACACGTTCTGCTAAAAATATAGTTTGCCCTTCAATAGTAGTTTTATGATTCAATGGTATCCCCAATGAATTAAGATATTTACTACGTTCTGTTGCAAATTTATAACCCTTAAATTCAGGTAATTCTTTCAACGCATTTACAAGCGTTGTTTTACCTACTGACATTGTTCCACAAAAACCTATTTTCATTTTAACCAGCGTTTCGGGTTGATTCTCTCATTGCAGGATTCTTGTACCAAGGTACACCATTCTTTTCTCTTTTAACTTCCTTCCATTCATCTTCAGTATGGTAGATACCGTAAATATAATATTCCCTTTGCCGGTAAACACCCTTACGTATAAGAGCAGGCCCTTCCCAATTATGTAATTTACCATCCCAATGGTGTACTATAGTTCCATCAGGAGTTTTAGTTCGTTTTGGCTTAGGCCATTTGTTATTTTGTTCCATTTTCTTTTAATATTTGTTCTGCTACTAATGTACCCTGTGCTCCTGATACTGTTATACCTCTAGCACTTAATGCATCTCCTACAAAATGTACATTAGGGTATGTAGTTAAACTTAAATCCTCATAGTTTACAAGTGGTTCAGGTGAAAGGTACTTAACTTCAGGTACATAAATTCCCCAATCATCTCCAAGTGTTGGGAATACTTTTTTCATATCCCCAATAAAGTCTTCAATATATTTAAAATATCCTTTAAATGCGTCTCTTACTTCTTGAAGACCTGATTCACCAATGTAATGTGCTTTAACCCAATCACCTTCAGATGTAAGTGTTTTATCTTTACCTGCAGGACTATAATAAAGACCTGCTTGATACTTTATTTGGAAACGACCTAGTGCTTTTTGACCACTCCCTCCTTCATTAGATACAATAGTATTCCTTTGTACTTTAGAAACTAACTCACGTGACCAATCAAATGGTTTATCAATACCTTTAACTTCCATTAAGATACCAAAATTAGTCATATTGTTTCTATGTTCTTCTCCTTTTTTAGCATGACCATTGTAGCTATAATCACCATATGTTTCTTCTAGGGCCACATAAGCTGCATTGTTATTAGTGCAGAATGAACGAAGTGATACACCTTCATCTTCAAACTTACGATACAATTTAAAATCATAACTTACATCAATTAGTTTTTGGAAGTGTTTTTGTGGTGCTTCAAATCTAACACCAATTTGTACTGGTTTTGATTCCGTTGGTAATTCATATTGTTCAGCTAATTTTTTACCAAAGTCAATTCCAGATTTACCTACACCAAAAATGAGTTTATCATATCCTACCCAATCATTATCTTCTGTACTTTTATCAGTGTGGAGTTGTTGAGCATCAAAATCAATTGATGTTACCTTAGTTTTCCAAATAAATTTAACACCTTTATCACAAAGAAAATCATACCAATTTTTACCAATTTCATGCAAGTAATCTGTACCAACGTGCCATACAGGAAATAAACGGAGTCCAAAATATGGTTTAATAAAATCAGGTTCTGCTACAGGATTAGAACATTGTACTTCTTCTGGCTTAGGGTGGAAGCGTTTAAAGTTGGTAATTACCTGATCCATTAACTCCATTGCTTTTTCATCGCCCGTATACTTAGTTAAATGACCACCTATTGAAGTATGGTATGTAAGTTTACCATCACTCCACCCACCAGCACCCATAAACCCTGTCATTACTTCTTCAGGTTTCCTATTGTACGGATCATTACCCATATCAATAATTGTGATACAACTTCCATCGTATCCATTATCTACTAATTTAGTTGCAGCATTAACACCTGCCACACCGGCTCCAATTATTACTATTTTTTCCATTATTGTATTAATATTATGTAAATATACGAACAAAAAGTGACGTCTCCAAAGGAGACGCCACAGATGTCATGTTTTTTTAGTTACGACTGGCTATGAATCAGTCTATATGTTTTTTACTTCTTATCTTCAGCTACAGATGCTTTACGATATTCAGTTACTAATTTTTTAATTTCACCTAAGCATTTACGAGCTCTGCCGTGTGCTGCTTTAGATTTACCTTCATGTTCGGTTTTAAATGTTTCATATAAACCTTCGATTTGTTCAAATAACTCTTGAGTATTCATTTTTTTATAATTTTTATTGTTAAATTTTCGCTACCTTTTATTATCCTATGTAAATATCCACAAGGGATGTCAAAATTGAGATTTTCTGTGAGTTCAAATGGGAGTTCTTCATCAAATTGGAATTTCCATCCATTCCCTTCTATAACTTCTATTGTTCTATCTTCTTGATCTTCATGCCAAATTAACGACATTGGGTCTACATTTTCTGAGAATGTTCTTATGTTTGAATTATCTGTGTATGGGTTCATTAACTTAGTCTTGTTGCTGTAATTTTAACAGCAGGTGTTGCTGGTCTAGTAGGGGTAGATGATGCTGCAGTGTATTTTAATATCATATCCGTATCATCGGTTGCCCAATAGAATTGAATATAATCTCCTGCTTCAAGTACTATTACAAGATTTCTATCTAATAAGGTTGCAGCAGTACCGGTATTTCCTGTTATGTCTATGTTGTTATTTGAATTTGGAACATCTACTCCATTTTTCTTTGCCCAAAAATACATGGAGGCGGTGCCTGAACTTGAAACTCTGTTTATTTGGGATATCATTGTAAATTCATATAATCCAGGGGTTGATACTGTAAGTTTAGAATTATCTACAAGTGTTATTCCGCTCTGTACCTGTGGGGTATCTATATCTATAAGAGTTTCTGTATTAGCAATAGACGCAGTATGGTTGGATAGGTTATACCCAATTGCGTATTGTGGGTATTCAAAACCACTTCGAACATTAACATATAGTGAACCTGTTGTTGCAGAGTTATCAATAACATAACCCATTATTACTGTAAGGGCAGGAGGAGTAGGGGGTATATTTACTAATTCACCATTAGATCCACCTAAATATAAAGTATCACCTGCTGTGTATGCACTCATATCTACATTTCTAACTAAACCTTGAGTAGTTACAAATCCTAAATCTCCACTGCCTATGTTCTCGGTTACAATTCCTATAGTATTTTCTGAAGCTTTTCTTGATAAATTATCAGCTAAATTTACGGACGGATAATTACCGACTGACCCGCTAATGAAAACAGCCTTATATTCTGATTCTAGAAGTGGTGCTCCTGTATTATTACGAGTATAGATTACATTCTCTTGACCTATTTGTAATGTAACGTTTCCCCCTTTAAGGGTTAAATCTAATGTACCGTCATTATCGTTCCATCTTAATCTACCGGGTTTACCTGTTACTGAAGCTGTAGTATTAAAATCTACAAAATCTGAGATTATACCGCTAGAGGTAATGGGTAGATTTGCATTGAGTATATCTTGTACTGTTTGTTGTTTTGTAACCCCACCTTGAACATTAACTAATAATTCTGTTCCGTCTAATGATGTTACGGCAGGTAATCCTGAAATTGATAAGTTAGCCATATCTTATGTTATTATTATTTTATTATTATCTTCTTGTAGAATATCAAATCCATCTTCTTGTAAGAGAAAACCTACATCTTGAACGGGTTGTTCGGGTTTAATTCCTCCCCTATTACCCTCAAGCCAATTTAACTGTTGGATATAATGTTGGCGTCGGTTTTGTAACTCATTTAAATATTGATTGTAGTGGTTTACCTGCTCATTGAGAGATAAACTACGCACTTCATTCAACTTGATGAATTGGGGCCACAATATTTCATTAAATATATCCACTATTTATTTATCTTGAATTTTTCTGTGTATGGGTTCATTATCCTCCTATGTCTGCTATTACATCCTTAAAAATGGAATGAACTTCTTTACCTTTAACGGCTGATTTGAGTCCGTATAATCCTCCCTTAAGGTAACTTGCTTTTTTAAGATAGGAAGCAGCATCACCTCCTGCTTGACCCGCCATCAATAGAATTACAATAGCGTAAAGAATTTCTGAAATTTGTTTCTTCTTTTTTTCATCCTTAGTAAACAGTCCTACTATTCTTTTAATTGGAGCTTGAAATGCTTTCTCATTATCGTGAGTCCATTTATAGATATTTTTTGCTGCTTCTTCACCTTTACCCCAATTGTATTTTTTAGACATTTTTTGGGCAAACTTAGCAAGCATATTAGCTACAGTATTAGATAATAGGATATAACCTATAATACCTACTACACCTGCAACCTCATCTAATTTTTCTTCTTTACCTTTTAATTCACCTTTTATAGCGGTAGCTAATTGAGCTCCTAAAGCATCAAATTCATTATCAAATGCTTTTTCTTCGGATCCATTATCTTCTAATTCTTCTTTAAGAAGAGGATTATTTTTTAAATATGCTTTGTAATCGAAAGTATCCATTACCAATAGGTATTCATTTTAGGTCCTAAACCGAGAGCGGGAGCATATCTAGGGAGATTACAACTCCAATATCCCGCAGTTGTTCTATCTTTCTTTTGGTCACAATTGTGACGAGCTGCAAAGGCGTTACGGGCTTCTTTATCTTTAATTTTTGCTCTTAAACCACCTGATCCAAATGAGACTTTTTTAACTTTGTCTCCATCCATCACATAAACATAGTAAGCTTTAGAACCACCACGTTTTGGTTTACCTATTTCAACTTCTTTACCTTTAAATTCTGCTTCCTCTATGTTTTTGGGTAAGTCAAGTGGTACTTTTTTACCTTCATAAATTCCAAACTTACCAATGTCAGTATTTTCTATTAGGTGTAGACTATTTTCATCTAGACTAATAGTTTTCCACCCATTCAGCATACGAGCTTCAGCAAATAATTGTAGGTATTTTTTAGATCCGATTCTAAATACATTGTCTTGCAATGAGACGCCATTATCGATGTGATACCGTAGACCTTCGCTTATAGGCGCTTTAGTCTCGAGTAAAGCGATTTTAGGTGCCGTATCACAACCACCACAACCACATGAACATGGTTCTTGTGGGATTTGATATCCCTGTATTGCTTCTTGAATGTATTTTTTAATCATATTAATTGTAATTTATTTCATTTACTAATTACCCGTATAAGCATTAAATACTTTTTTTCTTAGAGAATTTGCTCTTGCATTATCCCAATTGCTATGAGAAAGGAATATTGTGTTTTTGGGGTCAAAACGTCCCCTTACATATACTAAATCGTCGGGTCTGCGTAATTCGGCTGTTAACTTACTAAAAGCTAATATTGCTTTTGGAATACCTTGCCATAGATTATTAGGTCTTAAATGACCATCAACATATGCCATAAAAGCACGTTCTTGCTTTTCATTAAAAGGATTTTCAAATTTTAACAATTCAGTCTCTAACCTGTCATCAAAAGGAATTTCTTCATTAGATGGTTTATATAGTATTGTATCTTCGTAGTGTTCTATTGCTCCATCAGCAAAGTCTTCAGCAGAAACTTCTATTTCTTCTGGGTCAGATCCTTTAGCATTACTCCTGGCTTCATTATACCATGTATCGTTCATTACTTCTATAGATTCTTCTAGGTCTTCATCTGAAATATCAGGATGTTTTGCTTTAATAAAGTTTATTACTGCTTCTTTATATTTTGGTCCTGCTTGTTCTATATCTGCACTATCTTCTGATGCCTCTATATACCATATATCATCTTCATATAGCTTACCTTCTGCGAGGAATTGTCTAAAAATATTTAATTCTTTCATTTTATTTTTGTTTATAAATATTAATTGTAATTATCCATACCGAAATCGGCAATTTTACCTTTCCATAAATCAGCATCTTTTTCTCCAAATGGATCTAAGTCACTAAATACACCTAGATTTGATACTCCGGCGAACTTGAATGAGTCTACATATTCTTCATCCATGTATTGTTGGGTAAGCATTTTGGCTTCTTCTTCAGTGTCTGCTGCTACATAAAGAATTACCTCTAAACTTTCCATAGGATCCCTAAATGAAGTAGAAAAGATAGTTTGGTTGGGGTCAATGCTATATTGTGTAGTATCAATTTCTAAACTATCATCATAATCTCCTGCCCCTGCACTAGTGTTAGCAAATTGAGGAACGTACCAATTCCCTAACTCAAATACTCCTTCATCTTTAAGGTTACCTTCAAATTCTTTTTGCCCTTCATCACTTATATCTATGAAGCCTACTGTATCATCTGTAAATGGGAATAAAGGTCCATATTTGTCTTGTACATATGATTTAGCAATTTCTTTAGCTTTGAACTTATCGTCCGCTTTTACACGAATAATTGTCTGCTTTCCCTTCCTGTAGTTTTTAAATTCAGTAGTGTATATTTCTTCGTTGAGAAATTGTCTAAATCTATGTAATTCTTCCATTTTAATTTATTTTATTTCAGCTAGGTAATTCTTCTCTAGTATCACCAGGATAAAGATCTTTATTTGCATTGAAAAATTCAGAGTAATCTTTATCTACATACTTTCCATAAGTAAAAAAATCACTATCTTTCCAATAATCATCGGCCCAAATCTCAACCATATCTTCATTTTGGTATTTAAATATATCGTCCTTCGATAATTTTAAATCATACGCTACCTGACCTTTGGAAAGATGGGTTATTAAAGACTGAATGATTTGATTTTTTTTATATTTAGAAAATTCAGATAATGGTTTTTTGGCAAAAGGATTTTTATCATAATAATCAATTACCTCTTGTGGTGGGTTGAATTTATTTATAAATTTAATATTACCATCATTTTCGTATAGCCTACCTTCAGTTATGTATTTTCTTAAATCGAAATTGTCCATTTTATTTTATTTTATCAGATTTCTGTAAATCCTAAAGATTTAAGCATATCATATTCAAAATTATCTCTAATGTATTCTGCTAAGTCAGCACGTTCTTCATCGTGACCCCCTGCATCAAGGATATTATGTATTTTGATAAACATGTCTGCTTGTATATCGTCATTTTCACCTTCTATAAGGAATCGTTGGAATTTAGTTAGTTTTTTCATTTTAGTTTTATTTATAAATATTAGTTGAAATCAATTTCGTTATTAAATTCAATATCAACATCTTCATTAGAGGGTGAAATAAATTTAGTAATATATTCAATTCCAGTATTAAGTAAACTTTTAACTTGGTTTACAGTTTTACTTAATAAATTTTCTTGAAGAGATTTTGAAGGATTAAAAATAAGAGATACTACACTCCAAAATCTATATTTACCCGTTTTGCCTTTAGGATTTTCAGAAGATTTAAGGTCTGCGCTTTTAGTTGATGTAGATTTAAATCTTACAGTAAGATTTATTTTATCTGCTATTTTAGCCACATATGAATCGTCATTAACTGAGTTAATAGAAGCTTTAGATAAGGAGGGGTCAGCAGATAATACCCAATCTGCGGAAGCAGCATCATTTACCCCAAATTTTTTATACCCAGACATAGCTTCTTTAGCAAAAGCTATTTTGAATTCTTCACTTTTATTAAATAAAGCTTGAAGTTTACCCCGCATTTCTTTATGTGCTTTATCTCCATCTATAATTATAGAGTCTTCACCTTGTTTTAAGCTTTGACCTACAGTACCCATTTTGGTTACCCCAGATTCAACAAATTTATTAAAAGTATTTATTACATCTTGGGCTTCAGCAGAATCTAATAATTCAGGAGTATCCTCCATCGCAGCATAAAACGTAGCTAGAGACTCAGCTTTACCTCCACTCATTAATTGAGAAGGGCCTACTTTAACTGAGATCATTTTATCTCCTAAAATTACATCAGTTTTGGGAGTTGTATTTTTAGCTCCAAATTTACTCCAAAAGGGGGTAATAGAAGTTTCTAATCCTCTTCCAGTCCCTTGAGCTGAGTCTCCTCCTGAAAGGTTTAGGTCTTGGATTATAGCTTCTGATTTTTTAACCATTTGAGGGTTTTGGGTTAATTTTTTAATTTCTTTGGGATCTATAGCTCCTTCTGGTGGGGTTAATTTATTTACATTATACCAAGCTTGGACTAAAGCTGCTTCAAATAAAGTAGCATCACCTGTGTCTGCTTCATTTAAGTCAATCCCCATCTCCTTTAACATTCCCTCTAACATAAGCATATCCTGAGCATCATTGATGTCAGGATATCCTTTTGGAAATTTGTATGAAACTTTCCTTAAAAATTTTTCTAATATATCCATTATTTAACTTTCAACTGTTTTAATGTCATAAAGATTTTAGAAATAGCACTTGGATCCCCAGACTTCATCATAGCGTTAAAAGTTTTTACTACTTCATCTTTATGTTTAATGTTAGTAATACCTTTCCCATTAGCTAGTAAAGTAATAGCTTGTTTGAGAAGAGATGTATCTATGCTACTATCTAAATCAGCCATTTTTGTCGTAAAACTTAAAATAGGACCTGAGAGTTTTTCTGATCCTTTATCAGGAGTTTCTTCGGATACTTGTTCTAGGAGGGCTTCTTTTATAAGTTGTTTTAATTCTAATTTTCTCATTGTATTTTTTAATTCACCGTAGGTTTCCATAATTATAAATCTTCTACTGATGCCGGTACTGCAGGTTCAATATCAACACTAATGTCTTCACTTTCTCCACCTCCTATTGGATCTCCTCCAATTGGTTCGTCTAATTCTTCGTCTTTAGGAACAGTTGCAAATTGGTATCTTAATAATCTTGAAATGGCTTCACAAGCCTGTTGTTCTTCTGATAGGGATTCCAGCCAATATTTTTTACCCGCTACGTTTGCTGTGTAGAGTCCTTTATTGGCTTCGTCACCTTCATAAATTAAATAAAAATCTGCACCATTTACAAGCATAACTCTAAATGTAGTAGGTTTTGGTGCTACCCATTGAATGTCTTTAACGAAAGGTTCATATTGAAAATCAAATAAATCATCCATTACTCCCTTTAAAGAAGGGAAGCTATCAATCATAGGAAACTTATTAGGAACCAACTCAGGTTGGTCAGTCTTTTCAGCATAAATATCCTTAGCTAATAGACGGATTTTTTCTTTGAATTCCGACTTTTTCATTATGATTTTTTTAATTTAGCAGTTACTTCTTTGAATAGTTCATCTTTAGTAATATCTCTACCTAATGCTTTTGTAAAGGCCTTTATCATATCGATTTCAGTACTAGCACCGCGTTTAAGTTGTTTAAGAACTCTTATTAATTCTCTTTCAGAAAAATCATAATCAACTTTAGCTTCAGCTATCGCTTTTTTACCTCTTAATTTAGCAATTGCATTATCAATGCGATTTAATTTTCTACCATACTCATTTGCAATTGGGCCTCCTTCTGGTTCAGCTTCTTGCTCCATATCTCTCATTAATTGAGCTTTTTCTTTTTCAAGAAATTTAATCTTAGAAGCATTTTTAACTGCTGCATAATTAGGATTAATAGATTTTTTAGGAGTTGATTTAGGAGCATTAGCTGCCTTTTCTCGCTCCATTCTATCTGCTCTTTGTTTTACTAAAACAGGATCATTAAAATCCATAAGTTCTTTTAAATCAAAGGTATCCTTAAACTTCATTACATGGTCCTCTTTTTTATTCTCTTCACCTTTAGTTAACTTACGTTCATTTTTAGGTGTTTGAGGCTTACCATGTTTAGCTATATTAGTAGCTAAAGCGTATGCTAAAGATGTTCTTTCATCTTTAGACATTTTTTCTAATTTAGTTTTTTCCTTAGCCATTATACCTCAGGTGTAATTGCATCAAACTGTGTTTTAGAAGAGAATTTAGCTGAGTTAAGGATTTGGTTTGCTAATTCTACGAATCCTGCTTCTTTTGCTCGTCTAGCTATTACTACTAATTCGTCGGTCATACCATCTAATGTAGCTTCATCTGGGGTGGGTTCAAGTGATACTTCATCTTCAACTTCTACATCATCAGTTACATCAATATCAACATCAACTTCTTCTTCTTCTTCAAGTTGAACATAGTCTGGTTTTTTCTTTTTAAAAGATTTAGGTTCGGATCCCGGATCAATATTTCCTGCTTCTGCTAAAATTTCATTTTTAAGATATTCCTTAAATTCAGATCTTTTTATTTTACCTTCCATAGTAGAGGTTAATTTTTTAGTTATTTCAAGTTCTTTATTAAGTTCTTTCTGGCTATCTATTTCTTTAGAAGTTGCTTCACTCATTCGAAGAACTTCGTTTTTTAGATATTCTTTTAATTCAGATTTTTTCATTTTATTTATTTTTTTACCTGCTTTTACAGCGGACTTATAATCATCGGAGTTACCATGAGAAGGTTTTCCACCTCGCTCTTTTTTAGCACGGATATTATCCCATAAACCCGGTTTTCCTTCTTCAAGTTTATTATACTTTATAGTATAACCCCCTTTAATGGTAATTTCTCCATCATTATGAAGTTTTTCCATATCATCCGAATTGAGTTGTATAGTATTCATGTTGTTGATAAATATATAAAATTATTTAATCTTTAAATTTTTTAAATATTCAAGTCCTTCTTGAAGTTGAGATTCAAGATCTTCTTTTTTAAAACCACCTTTCCAACTTTCTACATCTCCTGATTCTGTAACGTATCCTTCACTATTTTCGTTTAATTTTTCTTTTATAAAAGATTCGTACTCAGAAATTACATTATTAATATTACTATTGTGGATATTATTGTGATATTCTTCTAATTTACCTTGTTTTTGAAGTTCGGCTTCAAAATCTACTATACAATCAAAGCATTTCTGGTATGCTGGGAAGACTTTTTTATCAAGGTGTTTTTTCATGAGGGTATTACATTCCGGACAAAATAGAGGCATTTTCCCTATTTTTTTAAATTTGTCCATTTAGTAATATTT